CCTTGAACACCCTGTGCACCACGTGATCCAGTAAATCCAATTGCACCTTGTGCTCCAACAGAACCTGTAAACCCGGCATTGTTTGACCAATAAACAGCTGTGCCATTTGACACAAGAGCCTGACCAGAAGTACCTAGCGAACCATTTGCATAGATCGAATTTGCATAAAGTGTATTGGCTTGGAAGTCGGCAATCTTAAAGCTGGCGTTTGCAGTATCAATAAATGTTGAAGTATCCGGCTCTGGTAGATAGCTATCAAAGACTTTGTATCGGCCATCGGTTGCATCACGGAAGAATCCGGTGTGATGATATGTTCCGTCGTTGTATCCGGCAGCAAACCCGATGTCTGGATTGATATCTGTCTTACCACGAGCAGTACCACCTGATACATATGTAGCTGTATTAGTATTAGCAACAGTAAAGTGAGTGGCATTTGCAGTTAGAATATTTGTATAAGTTCCATTATAAGAACTTGGGTCTACCGCAGTAACATATACGTCCCAACCAGAAGAATAGTTATTATTGGCAGTAAATGTAACAACAGAACCATTACCAGAAACGTTTGTAATAGTAGCAAGAACGCCTTGGTTCAGATACAACATACTGTCAGTAATTGACAGGTTATTACCAGAGATACTAATAGACGCACCGGTAACTTGAAGGTTACCACCGATTGTAACATCACCTGAAACATTCAACGATGCAAGATTTGCACCAACTTCAAATGCAACTGATCCGTTCGAGGAGTATACTTTTTTATCAGTAAGATTAACCGCAAACTCGCCGGCATCAATGAATGATGTATTACCAGAGTTTGTAGTATTTGGAGTACGACCTGAAATAGTCGTACGTTTCATCTGAAACTTATTATTTGCCATATGGCTCCCCGACGCAGATATATATCTTTACAGTACACTATTTAGTGTACATTATTCTTAGTTTTATTTATAATGGAAACATGATGAAGATTGCATTTATAGACACATTAGGCCTTACTTATGATGGGTCAACTCTTGAGAAGAGAGGACTTGGCGGATCAGAATCTGCTGTCATTCGCATGGCACAAGAACTCACTAAAATTGGATTTGATGTTACGGTCTACAATGACTGTGAGTCTGACGATTCGGTTCCTGGGATCCACGGCGATGTGCTTTACTCCCCTCTTAGTGCAGCGAATCGAGCGACACGGCAACACGATGTCTGTATCGTATCTCGATCGGTTAAGCCAATTGCAGAAGATTGGTCAGTAGTGGCTAATGCTAAGCATGTCTGCCTCTGGATGCATGATACATTCTGTGAAGGTGATAATCAGATTGAGACACTGATTAATCAAGGCAAACTCCAAGAAATATTTACACTTTCAGATTGGCACACAGGATATGTTACTCACTGTGACCATGGTGTACGTCGCAACTTTGATATCCTAAAGAATCATATCTTTCAGACACGTAATGGCATTGGCAATATGAATCCTGGTTGGATTGATGTCCGAGACAAAGATCCCAATCTGTTCGTGTTTAATGCATCTGTTACCAAGGGAATGGTACCACTTGTCAAACAGATCTGGCCAAAGGTCAAGGCGCGTATACCAACTGCTAAACTTAAGATTGTCGGCGGATACTATAAGTTCCGTGAGGCAGCAGAACCGGATCAGCAACAAAAAGACTGGACCGAGATGATGCTGCAATATGGTGGAGACATTGAATTCACCGGTGTTATCACACAGCAGGAGATCTCTGACATCCTGCGCAAAGCCAGTTACATGATTTATCCGGTCGGTTTCCCAGAGACATTTGGCATCTCTACACTAGAGGCATTGGCACATAATGTTCCGCTTATCACATGCCGGTTTGGTGCTCTTGAAGAGACTGCAATAGATCTGGCATCATGGAAGATTAACTATCCTGTTGAACCGAACTGGGCACTCCCATGGCTTAATCAAGATTCGCAGGTTGACATCTTTGTCGACATGGTTGTACAAGCTTATAATACTCCATATCTTCACCAACAAAAGATGTATGCTTGCAACCAAGTCAAAGATATTTGTACATGGGACACGGTTGCTTTGCAATGGAAGCAACATCTTTATAAGAAACTTGGCGAGTATATGCCGATCGATCAGTATCGTAAGACACAGAAGATTAATTCCAAGGTCCGTAAAGTATTCAATCGTCGGTTCATGAATGCAGAGGAGTTTTATGTTCCTCATCAATCAAATCATAACTGGATCTATGTTATAACCCCGGTCTATAATGCAGAGAAGTATATCAAACGATGCATGGAGTCTGTTGTTTCTCAAGACTACAACAACTACCATATGTTCATTGTAGATGACGCGTCTACTGATAATACTCGACAGGTTATAGATGAATATCTAAAAAGTCTTTCTGAGGATCTTAGATCTAAGATCAGTGTCGAGACTAACAAAGAGAACATGGGAGCAGTTTATAACCAGATAAACACTATTAGCCACGAGTGCGGCAATGGTATTGTCATGCTTCTAGACGGTGACGATTGGTTAGTAAACGATCCGAACATCTTCCATACCTATAACCAGGTATACAATGATGGCGCTGAGTTTACATATGGTTCGTGTTGGTCAGTAGTAGATAACATTCCGCTTATATCACAAGAATATCCGCCTGAAGTAAAGGCGAATAAAACATATCGTAATTATAAGTTCAATTGGAATATGCCGTACACGCACCTAAGAACATTTAGATCTTATCTGATGCATAACTTTCTACATGACTATTGCTATAGTCCGTTCAAGGATGACAATGATAACTGGTTAAGGGCCGGCGGAGATACCGCGGTGTTCTATGCTATGATCGAGTATGCCGACCCAGATAAGGTTATATGTATTTCTGATATTATGTACAACTATAATGACGCAAACCCACTTAATGATTATAAGGTTAATGCAGAAGAACAAAATAAGACGGCTGAACAAGTTATCAGTGCTCACATCAGACAAGAAAGTGAAAGAATTATTATAGAAACATTATTCCCTGCACCTTTTACTCCTGGACAGATTGATTTGAGACCGTTATGAAAACTATTTTAATTGCAATTCCTACTGCTCGATACATTGAGGCTGACACATTCAAATCGATCTATGACTTGGAAGTGCCTACAGGATACACGGTTACATATCAACACTTCTACGGTTACCGCGTCGACCAGGTCCGCAATCTAATTGCAGACTGGGTTGTTCGTGGATTCGACTATCTGTTTTCTGTGGATCATGACATTACATTTCCACCAGATACACTAAAGAAACTTCTTGCTCACGATAAAGATCTGGTTTCTGGTGTGTATCGCCAGAGACTTGAACCGCAGATGCTTGAGATCTATGAGCCGTTTGGTACACGTATGTCAACCGAAGATCTCTATGCAAAGAACTGGAAGCTGATTGGTATCGGTGGCTGTGGCTTCGGCTGTGTACTTGTCAAGAAAGAAGTATTAGCAAGTGTAGGTTATCCACAGTTCGAATATCATCCTGCATTAGATCATAACAATACGATCAGCGAAGATACCGATTTTTGTAAGAAGGCAATAAACAAAGGATTCAAACTATGGTGCGATCCATCAATACGTTGTGGCCATATTGGTTCTACAACAATGCATGTTCAATTGCCAGAAGTCAATCCTATAGAGGCAAGACTTCGAGAGTTATCACTGAGAGATGATCAGCCAAAAGACCACGTAGAGTATCTAAACAACATGGGTATCAAACCCAAGGTTATTTACGATATTGGTGCATGTGTTATGCATTGGACAAAAGAAGCCAAGAAAGTCTGGCCAGAAGCTAAGATTGTTATGTTCGATGCAATGAATCATGCAGAGTTCCTCTATAAGGAATCTGGTCTTGACTATTATTGCGACGGTCCAGTCGGTGACTTTACTCGATGGGTAAAGTACTACGAAAATCCAATGGATCCAGCTGGCAACTCAGTCTTCAAGGAAGATACACCTTACTTCACAGAAGAACATGCGGTCGACAAGAAGATGAGGTCGCTCGATGATATTGCATCTGAAAAGGGGTGGGAAAAGCCTGACCTTGTCAAGATCGATGCGCAAGGTGCAGAGTTGTTGATTCTAGTTGGGGCAGAGAAAACTCTGTCAGAATGTCAAGACATTATTATTGAAATGCAACACCAAGAATATAATCTTGGCGCACCACAAAAAGATGATGTAACGCAGTATCTGAATGAGATGGGGTTTGAATTGGTTGACCAGATTCACATTGGTAATGTGGATGGTGACTATCACTTTAGACGTCGGAAGGTTTAGTCTTTTTCTTTAACTTCTCGAGTTCGAGAAGAACTTGTTGATGCTCGTTTTGAAGGATGGCGTGACTCTTTTCGAGTAGCGCCATCCTTGTTTCATGTAGAACGTTCTTACTAACAGCATCGTGTAGATTCGTTGTCAGGCGATTGATATATTCATTAACAAATTCAGCTTCCATAATATTAGAACGTGCCTCCGTCAAGTGTGCCGTAAACTACAGTAGAACCGTTTGATTGTAGAACATAGCCATCGGTTCCGAGAGAAAGATTGGTGAATCCGTTGGTAGAGTTGCCTACGATGATTCCACCGCTTGAAAGTGATGACCACTTATATGTGTTTGCTGCAACCGAAACAGCAATCTCACTGTTTGCAGTGATGTTCAGAACGCTATTATTCGAAACAAGTGCGCCTGAGTTTAGGTATGCCTCAAGAACGGCTGTACCATAACCAACAGCAGCCGTATTGACAGTAGTTGTTGGTTCGACTTCTACACCAGTAAAGAGTTTGTAGATGCCGTCTGATGCGTCACGAACGAGACCCGTGTAACGTGTACCACCATTTGTGAACATACCATAGAAACCAACGTCAACGGTATCTGCTCCGTTGCCATTAGCAACCTTAATCAGCGGATCTTCAATGGTTAGGTTAGTTGTATCAATAGTTGTCAGTGTACCAGAAACTGTTAGGTTACCAGAAAGAATAAGATCTGAAATCGACAGCGCATTATTAACATGAATACCAGACGTATTAACAGTTAGCGTAGAACCAGTTATTACACCAACTGCATCTGAAGCAACATTAATACCATTAGCAGCACCAATGTTTAACGTTAAATCGCCAGTTGTACCGCCACCAGTAAGACCATCACCAGCAACAACCGATGTAATATCGGCTAGTGTATTTGCCCAGTATACTGATGTTCCATTTGAGTGAAGTACTTGACCTGCAGCACCAATACCGCCATTTGCAGAAAGTGCTATACCACCCGCAAGTGTTACTTGGCTTGCATTCGCAATGAACGATGAACCAACAGAAAGAGTAGCAGCATTTACGGTACTTGTTGCAAAAACGTTTGCGGTTGTTAGTAATGAACCGTTAAGAGTTGAGTATACTGATGGTGTACCAATTTGAAGATCAAGTGCATTGATTTTGTCACCAACACCAAGACCGCCAGTGATAACTACGGCACCTGTAGAAGTATTTGCACTTCCAGTAATATTCGAAAACGTTATAGTATTCGAGAAAGTATATTGTGCCGAAGTATTAATCGACACCGCGCCTTGTTCAAGCCAGTAAGTATTGCCACCGGCGTCAACCGATAGAAGATACCCAGCACCAGGTGTTGATGTGCCGTTTGCAGTAATAGAGCGAGCTGTAAGGTTCGCTGTCTTAACAGTATCAATAAACCCAGTGCCGTTGGCAACAAGAGCTTGATTGGCGGTCAGGACACCAGGATTAAATTTGCCTGCAATTGTAATCGAAGCACCGTTAGAACCGATGAATAGATGATCACCATTTGCAGTAAAAGCCAGTTCACCATTAGCTAATGACGGAGGAGTGGCCGTAGTTAAAGATCTTTTGATCTGAATTAGGTTAGCCATTATTGTTCCTCAATTAAATTAAAACGTGCCTCCGTCGAGATTGCCGAGGTCTGAGATTTCGAAAGGTCGTACTTCATATTTATCAGTTGTAGAATTATACACTAAAGTAGCGCCTGATACAACATTAACTTCCTCAACATCACCAAAATCTTCAATACTACGAATTTCTTTTACTTGATTTTTGAGAGTAACCGGCTTTGAAGCTGACAATGAATCGCCAGTAGTAGCTACTCTGGCAACCATCTGAGTATTCTGTACGATTCTAGCTTTAAGAGCCATTATTACCTCGTAACTTGTGGTGTGACTGTTACAATGCCTTCAACCAAACGTGATACTGTATTACTTGAACTAGTTAGTTCACAGTCATAGACATATCTTCCTGGAGTCACATTTGCAGATGCAGCGGCAGTCATAGATATGGTAACAGTACCGCCTGATGCATTTACAGCAACGTTAAAATTTATAGCCGTAGCAGACGTATAATGCTTACGCATCTGAGCAGCACCAGTATAACCAGTCAGATTTACAACCTCGCCATCATCATCGAGCACGTCGATCTCTGTACTAAAATCCGCACCTTGATCGATCTGTAAGTTTGCTTTAATTGCCATTTGTTATCTCTTAAAACCCTTCTACGGTTGCACTCAGTGATACCGGCGCCGATGCTAAAACTTCTTCGGTAATAGTATTACGCACTTCAGCTTGAAATTCAACATCATTCGTGCCATTAGTTCCACGACTTACAGACCAAAATGGGCTCGTTGCGCATGATATCCATGTGTCTTCGGCAGAACTCGCACCTTCAAAATTACCAAAGGTCCGAACAACTTTAATCTGATATTGACCAAGATTTGCTGGATTAAGACAGAGTGAATATGTGTCGCCACTAACGTCACCGCCAACAAATATTTTTCCAGTAGAGCTATTGATACCCCATTGCGCCTCGGCATATTCTGAAGCAGTGGCACTAACACTATCAGGATACAAAGTAATATCATCTAAAAATCCTACCCAACCACCACTAGTACGTATTTTAGCATTACTAGCATTTTGCCAAAAACCAGCATCGTAATATGCTAATCCACGGTCATCAAGTATAGCATCGTTTCGATTTACAGCTTTCCAACCTAATGAAGTATAGATGTGTATTGCCATTAGATCTGAATCCAAATATCGCCGACAGTTGTTGAACTAGGTTGTGTACCCTGCACAAACACCTGTCCACCGCTAGTATAACCTGTTGTTACGTGACGTAGAATTGGAGCTGCTGCTGATGCTGCACTTCCTTGTGATCCGGTATACCCCTGCGGGCCCTGTACGGTACTACCATTTATACCCTGCGAACCAGTGTATCCTTGTGGTCCTTGTACAGTATTACCATTTATACCTTGTGATCCAGTATACCCCTGCGGGCCCTGTACAGTATTACCATTTATACCCTGCGACCCCGTATACCCCTGTGGTCCCTGTGCACCAGTTGCACCTTGACTTCCAGTGTATCCTTGTGGTCCCTGTGCACCGGTTGCACCTTGACTTCCAGTGTATCCTTGTGGTCCTTGTGCACCTTGGCTTCCAGTAAACCCTTGAGGTCCTTGTGCACCTTGACTTCCAGTGTATCCTTGTGGTCCTTGTGCACCTTGACTTCCAGTAAACCCTTGAGGTCCTTGTGCGCCCTGTGAACCAGTAAACCCTTGTGGTCCTTGCGCGCCTTGGCTTCCGGTAAATCCTTGAGGTCCTTGGCTTCCAGTAAACCCTTGGGGTCCTTGTGCGCCCTGTGAACCAGTAAACCCTAAAGGCCCTTGTACTGTTACGCCATTTATACCAGCCGAACCAGTGTATCCTTGCGGTCCTTGTGCACCAATAATGCCTTGAGAACCAGTGAAACCAATAACCCCTTGTGAACCGGTGAAACCAATAATCCCCTGCGAACCAGTAAATCCTTGGGGTCCTTGTGCACCGATACCGTCAATCCAAGATGCATTAGTTCCATTTGTTTTTAAAAAATAACCATTGACAGCTGTGTTTTGTGTTGGTAGTAAGTTGTTTAAACCTTCTGCGCGTGATGAACCATTTGTACCACCTTGGCCGATGTTCAGAACACCATTCGAGATAGAAGAAGCGTTTACAATCAACCCTGTTGCATTTGCTATGATACCCGATCCAGCACGAATATTAATATTCGTTCCATTAGCAGCAATGATAGAATTTGAAAGACTTAAATTGTCTGCAAATACTGTAAATGTTCTTGAGGTATTACCTAAAGCTTTACCATTTGCAGTTGGAATCAAATTACCATCTATAGATGTATTACTATATGTAAGGTTTCCAGTAACAGTAAGATCTTTATCAACTGTAAGAGATTCTTTGACAATAACATGAGCATTTACAGTTGCGTTCGCCTGGAATAGCGATTCGCCACCTGTTACTAAAAGACCGTTGTCTATTTTAAAATTAGTATTTGCCATGTTGACCTTACTTGATTAAATGAGCTACAACTTTTACTGCCGAGTTAGCCACTGTTTGCACAAGATATAAATTAACGTTAGCAGTATCAGTATTTGCTATAAATGTTCCTAGTGGAGATGCACCACCATTTGAGGCGACTGTGCCATACGTAGTTACAAAAGCGTTTCCTGCACCATCGTGAGCAAGAACAAGTTCAGAAAGCTGCGTATTGCTACCTTTCTTTACTTGAACTTCAAACTTACCGGATGAGTACGTAGCTTTAGTGAAGCGGTAAACTAGAACTGCACCGACTGTTGAACCAAGATCAGCATTTGAAGACACATCAACTACATAATCTGTTTTGAATGTAGCAGTTCCACCGATTGCAACTGCGCCTGTTAGGGTTGATTGACCGGCAACTGTTAATGTACCATCAGTTTCAATTGCAGTAGATGTAATAAATGTATTAACGCTATTGTTACCAACATTAATTCTATCTAATGTAAGATTGACGTTGGCGCCAACATTGATTGCAACACTTGCATTTGCTGTTGTGGTATTTAATCCACCAGCGGCATTTGCAAGACCGGCAACTGTTAAAGTATTAGCTAGTGATGTTGCGCCAACAACACCAAGCGTACTGGCAAGATTTGCTGCGCCAGCTATACTTAAAGTATTTGATAGCGTAGCATTGCCAGTTACACTAAGCGTATTAGCTAGCGTTACTGCCCCAACAACACCAAGGGTGCTAGCAAGATTTGCTGCGCCAGTTACACTGAGTGTATTTGAAAGAGTTGTGGTATTAGCAACTGTGAGTGTGCCGTCTGTTTCAATTGCAGTAGATGTAATAAATGTATTAACACTATTGTTACCAACGTTAATTCTTGTCGTTGTTAGATTAACATTAGCACCAACATTCATCTCTGTAGTAGCATTTGCTGTTGTGGTATTTAATCCACCAGCGGCATTTGCTAAACCAGCCACGGTTAGTGTATTTGAAAGTGTTGCAGCACCGGTTACACCGAGTGTACTTGATAGTGCTGTTGCACCTAAAACACCAAGCGTTCCAGCCACATTGGCGGAATTCTGCAGATTTGCAGCACCAATAACATTGAATGTATTTGATAAGATTGTTGCGCCAGTTACGTTTAGTGTATTCAAAAGTGTTGTTGCACCCGTAACAGTAATGGTATTTGATAGCGTAACGTTACCTGTAACAGCAACAGTATTTGAGAACGTAGCATTACCTGTAATAGTAACCGCATTTGAGAACGTAGCATTGCCTGTAACACCAAGCGTACCTAATGCATTAGCTGCTCCTGTTATGCCTAATGTACTTAATACGTTAGCCGCGCCGGCAACGCTTAAGGTGTTTGATAATATGACATTACCGGTAACAGCAACGGCGTTTGAGAACGTAGCATTGCCTGTAACAGTAATGACATTTGAGAACGTAGCATTACCTGTAACACCGAGTGTACTTAGAGCATTTGCTGCGCCAGAGATGCCAAGTGTGCTTAATGCATTTGCTGCACCAGAGATGCCAAGTGTGCTCAACAGGTTTGCTGCGCCAGTCACACTGAGTGTATTTGATAAGGTAGCATTGCCTGTTACTGTAATAGTATTTGCAAAGTTGGCATTTGATACAACATTTGCTGCACCCGAAATTGTCAGATAGTCTGTTGGCGTAATTGTAAGATTGGCACCGCCTGCCCAAGATCCATTACCAAACGTACTATTAACTGATGCGTTACCAATATGCAATGTCGTAGCGTTAGCAAAGATATTGGCACCAACTGCTATAGCAGTTGTATTACCGGTAAAGATCCCAGTGCGGAAACTAATTGGTGTTATGTTTGCAGTAGAGGTACTATTTGCAATTTGAATTAGCGATGGACTAATATTTGTGTTTACAATTGAATTAGATTGTGTTATAATAGCTGTGCTATTCACAAACGAATTAGCCGTTCCTAAGCCAAGGTAAACACCGACTGGATTGATAAAGCTATTCGATGTACTGTTACCAGCAAGAACACGAATGCCTGCATCAGCCGCAACATAAGCTGTTGCATTACTGGTGATCAGAAGGTTGGCAACCAGACCGCCTACCTGAACGTTACCACCACGAAGTGCAGTTGTAACCACAATGTTATTTGCACCGAACGTTCCCCATAACTGAGATGTACGGCTAATTGTGCCGTTACCGGTATTTGCAACCGTTGTGTTTGCGGTAATAATTTCAGTCGATAATGCGTTTAGCAGATCATTGGTCTTGAGCAACCAAAGTTCAAAACTATCAGTAATGATATCAACGTTAGCTACTTGTCTTGCCATTAATTATTCCTGTGTACTAACTGTAGTAAAAGCGATTTGATATCCTGAAGATCTTTTTCAACTTCATCAATTCTATTGCAAAGATTATTGGTTTTTCTGCTTGATTCACGAGCAGCCAAGAACTTTTTATATTCTTCTTCATTATTGTTTATGATAACACCGGTGTCAGTATCTTTGACATAACCGATGTGATTCGTTTCAACTAACATTATGCAGAAACTCCAATAACCTGCACTTGTTCTACCCTCGGTACAGTATGTGTTGTTTCTGAAAGAAGAACAATTTTAAGTTGCATTGTGTTATATGTATCAAACTCAGTATACGATGATGTAACATATCTAGCAACATTGTCATTAGCAATATTATTCCATGCTGCATTCTTGTATTTAAGTTTATCAATACCAACATCACCAATAATATTTGCATTTGTGATTGTTTTGAATAGAGTGATTGTGCTACTAGTTACAGTTGCAACCGGGAACACTTCATGATTTTCCGGTGTTAAAGCACTATATACACGAATCAAATTACCAGTTGATATTGCAGATGTCTGATCTACAGTAGTATTAATAGTGTTGCTGCCTGACGCCGTCAAGAATGCTCCAGATAGGCCTGTGTGGAATTCAGGATACGATGGAAGACCGTATGTATATTCCCAGATATCTTTAGGATCTTCTGTACTGAAACGATCTGTGTTATTTTTTAGTTCTAATGGCGACCATGCTTTATCATCAAAAGATTCTTTGTCAGCAGAGTTATGCAACTTGGCATAAACTTTAATTTGTGTTCCAGCTGGACGGTAACCTGCCAGATATACAACAATATCTTCTGCGTACTTGCCTTCACCAAATGAAATCTTTTTAGAGATATATTTTGATTTGGCCAAACCATTGCGATCTACTTCTGTATCATAACCTGTAATACCGCCACGTGTTTCTGTGATAGTACTATTGATATCATTTTGATAGAAGAAGAAGTCTAATTCGCCAGTATTAATGTAAGGAACCGAGAAGCGATTTACTTCTGATACTAATACGTTAAATGTAAGATTAGCAACAGATGACTTTCTATACGTTCCATACAAATTCGTTGCATCTACTTCTAAAGATCTTGAAAGAAGATATGATTCGCGAGGTGCGTTATTAAACTTTAGAAGTTCCAAATTGGTTGCTGATGGAGGCATCGCATTAGACGCGTTTGCAACATTATAAGTCATAGTATAGTTAGACGTTGTAGGATTACCAATCAAGAATGTTGGTTTGAAATTATCAACCTGGAATCTGTCAACGGATACAACATTTGCAGAACTATTGGATCTAATTCCGATAATTCTTTCTCCTGCCAAAAACTTAACTGAACTATTAGCAGACGAATCTGATAGATACACTTTGTTTTTGCTATAGTCGGTAAAATAAACCGTGCCCACGGGTGGTACTTTAAACCCAATGCCTGTTGCACTAAAGCTAGGATACTTATCGACATTGATCGATGTGTTGCTATTAATATTCGTGACGGTTAAAATATCTCTATTGCTACGGTCAGCGCTGACTAACACAATCTTATCATCAATTGCATAACTATCGAAGAGTGTGCTTGTTCCAATAATTACATTACTGCCGGTTGTAAATGTTACAGTACCAGTAGTGTTTGCAACATTCTGATACACCCATTCGCCACCAGTAAAAGTACCAGATATAGAATTGTCTACAGTGAAAAACTCGTAGTCTTTATTGACAAGTGGAATGCTAACATTATTAGAAACAAATTGTGCAACTTTGACTTTGAATTTTAGATCTTTATTGCTAAACTTATCAAACGTATTTGAGTTTGTAGCCTTATAAAGGAACCCATCAAATCTTGACTGTGAACCAGGCGAAGCAGTATTTGTAACACCTCCAGCACCGATCAAATTATCACCTTGAACATTGGTCCAGATATCATATGCAGGATCATTATACTTGATAACAATACCGTAATAACGTCCGGTCTTAAGAAGAACAGGATTGGTAAATCCTACAACCGTAGGTGTCTGTGCATCATTACTGATATTAACAGAATCGTATCCAATTGCTTGAACAGAATTTAAAAGAGTGATATTTGGATTAGGATCACCGTTTTCAACATCACAAATCCAGACGTTAATACCTGGTTTTAAAGTACCACTGATATTGGCGCCTTCTACTGGCTTTGCCTTAAAGAATAGATCTACAGATGTTAACATGATTTCAGCTGCATTTGCAACTGTATCAGGATTTACATAAAATGTTTGGATGTAGTCAAAATTAGACATTAATTCCTCGTGTTCTTTTCTTTATTTATATTCATTAAATCAACGCAGTTGCTCGCGACCACCGTTAATGTCTCTATAATTAATAATATTTGTATTCTTTCTATCAATCGCATCATTTACTGCTTGAGAAGTAAATATTTCAGCCGCCTGAGCAGTTGAAGGTTTTTCAGTAGTTGTTGATACCATTGTAGCAGTCTGTGTTGTATTAAGACCAGATGCATTGTTATAATCAAACGGAATGTTTGTGTAGTACTTAAGGCCAATTGAACTTGATGCCTTCGAGTTTCCGTCATATGACTCTACACTAAAGATCTTTGTTCCTGCTGTTGCAGATCCAAGTTTATTTCTTTGTTGCAGATCACTTGTAGCTTCATCAATTCCAGCATCATAGTAGAAATCAAAGTTCAGAATACCATTAGCATCCGAAAGAAGACCGCTCGTATTGGTTGTTGATGTTCTTGTTTGTGAACATTTTGCTGTTTTGTCTTCGTTGTCAAACACAAACTTGTGATATGTATTTGGCTTCAGGCCAGTAATCGAGATAGCAAACTTTTGTGCATCAGAGATATATTCACTAATTTCGACCGGCGAATAATAATCAAGATACGCATATTGGTTTGAAAGCATGATAGTAAATTCAGATGGAGAAATCTGATGAACAATACCACTGTACTCAAAGTTTGCAGGATTTGAAACAATCTTAGTTTGTGTTGTTACAACATCCGATGGATAGTATAGTTTAAATCCGAACGTACCTGAGCGGCCTTGGCCACCACGGTTTTTGCCTTTATATACACGGATCTTATAATAAATGCCGGCATTAGGATCATGTGACCATGACATTTTGAATTGATCTTCAATAAATCCGCCAACTGGACCGTATGACTTACGTCTCATCTCATTTGGATGCTCGATTTTTCTACCATCATTTAGAACGGATAGACCTTTTGTAGTAATATCTGTTGGTGTAATTGGAAGAGCACTTGCTGATGTATGTGTTGTAACAAATTCACCACCAGATATTGTTGCCTGGTATATTTCAACTGCTATATTGTTATCGCGGCTGTTGATATAAAATTCTACTGGACCAGCAAGAGTACTCAATGTATAGAAGAATTCTTCGAATACATTACCGCTATCGCTGTTTGAAGTACTACGTTGTGACTGCAGAGCAACAGAAGTTTGTTGTTGAACTGATGTTACCGTGATAGGACCTTCTACTGTTCCATTAGTTGCATCATTCTGAGAAATAAGTGTAAACTCATTATACGGAAGAGTTACAACACCTGTAAAACCATCCTCAGGACGGAATTCAAGATTTAGTTCAGTTAGACGCGGATTAAGTTGATCGTCTTTAATTGTAGCATAAAACTCTGGATTGCCAAGGTCTGCATAGTTATAATCTGTGAATGGATCAACAAAGAAACCAAAGCGGAAACGATCGACTAACGCATCAAGCGAAGATGGAATATAACGTGATTTTGCAAGGGCTTCTGCCAGAGTAAATGATACGTAGTATTCAAGATCCTTGATTCTCTTTTCAAGAGAAGCAATATCTGTCATCTTGTATCCTTTGACTTGGATACGTGCACGATCCTGGACATTGATCTGTGGTGTTACTGTATACGTCTTGAGCCTACGGCCGTATGACTCATTAGTAACCTTAGTATCAATAATCTTTGCTATATCATTTGACAGAGCTTGTGGCAATGAAGGATATGCAGGAATTGTAAGAATCTGAAGTGTCAGACTGTTCTTTGGTTCAGGAGGAATATCATTTAAGAATCCATTTTTCCCGGTACGAACCACAAAGTCACCTGTACTGTCAACAACAACACGATCAGAACGACCAAGATAATATTCAATGTTTGCAGTCAAATCTGTATCTGGTGCAGGGAAAAACTTATTATCTGCAGAAAACCTATTAGCGGGCGATGGTTCATCAGGATTTATAATTGATGCTGCATTAGCACCCGCTGCAACTGTAGAAATATCCGTGATTAGAGCAATGGTATTAGCTGAACGTGGACGGAAATCATACTGATCGCGAAGATCATAATAGGTACCGCTCGTTCCAAGAATTTCTGGAATTTCCATAGTATGAACATTTGCTTGTGCCATAAGCGCATCAAAGCCCAGATCATCGCTGATTCTGTATGAGCTAATTGTTTTTACGCTGACATCGCCACCTTCAAATGCATCGTATTGTACAAGAAGAACTGTATCAGAACCTAGTACGGTTGCACGAGGCTTTCTGTACAGATAAGATGTATCTAGATAATCTTCTTTTTGATTTGTATCAATATAGAAGTCATTTGTCACATCCGCAACACCATATGTGTTACCAGTAAAGAAGATTGGTTGACCAGTAAGTGTGTGATTTTCTGAAGTTGCCGTTGCAGTCAGAGTCAGGTTTGCACCACCACGAGTAGAGGCAAGAGCCATACCGGTGCTGTTTGCGTAGACAGCATAATAAGTGTTAGTGTCTGTCAGACCAGTAACGGTTGTAGTATTATCAGCATAAACTACTGAATCGCCGTTTGCAAATGGGTTATTTGAGATAACGATAAACGCGCTGCCCGTCCCAGAACCCGTAATACCTGTATTAGCATTAAATGATAGAGCTTGTGAAGCACCATTTGCCAAATATACTTTTCTCAGTCGGAATGCATCAGATACACCAAGCGCCCATGGCCCACGAACACCACCACTATTGTTAGAACAAACAGCACGCGAATATATTCCTCGCTTTGCGGTTTTATTTGATGAACTTATGCCTGATCGTGTTGCGTTATACGTAAACATAACGTTGGCAGTTGACGATCCATTGGCAGTATTAGCAATGCTTGTGCCCAAATAAATGGAGATCTGTCTGCTATTTGCTGCATTGACATTTGCCCAACGAGTTGATTTACTTGTCAAAGAAATAGGTACGTTATTAGGGAAGTACAAAGTAGCACTGCCGCCACTGTATGTCTGTCCTGGTCCTGATGTAAGAACCATTGTAGTTGCACTTGTAACCTGAGCAATTTGTCTGATTACTGGGTTTAAATTGCTTGAATTGGCAAATCGTACAAAGTCACCAGCACTGAATGTGGCATACAGATTTGCTCCGCCAGATGCTAACACATTAGTATTTGTTATGCCCCCGGCACCAATCGATACAGTACCTGTTGCAGGAGTTGATGATTGGTAATCGGCTTTAGGAACAATGAGGAGATCTCTTTCGGCCGATGGACTCAATACACCGGTGTATGGGAAATTAATACCAGCATCTAGTGTAAGATCAATATAACCATCTGTATTAGCAATCATTGACGGAGAGTTATCAGTTGTTCTGTATGTGTATGAAATATCTGATACGGATTTCATAGCAGGAACAGAACTATAAAGCAGTGAACTGCCACCAGAATCTTCTAGAACAGCAGCACCAGAATCACCTAGAACTACATCTGCAATACCATCGTTAGTGCCATCGAAGAATACAGAACGAACTTTACCAAAGTTCTGCCCGTTGTTCATTACGATGTCAAACAAATATAATCTGTACACAGCATTTGGAGTACCAGGTTCACCAGTCTCAAGAGACATTGAACGGATACGTGCTTCACCAATTTTTGCGCCTGGTGATGTAATAGTAGAACCAGCAGATGATGTAATATAAGTTGCAGGCGTTGAATGAAGTTCAACTAAGCCAGCTGTATTAAATCCAAAGTTACCAGCAAGTTCTTTTACACGAACATAATTGCCGTAGCCAAGACGAATCTTGGCATTAGGATTGGTAGCTGTAGCAGTGCCCTTGGCAACGTTGGCCCTGTATTGATCGGTTTCAATACGGAAACCGTTAATGTAGGCTTTGCCCGGATCGATATTGATTTTAAAGATCGAAGGAGTTTCTGAGAATGTTGTAGAATCGCGAGTCGAAACAATGAACTGATCTAGAACATAGTTGCCAGATTCTTCATATGTTCTCTTGGCCATTTCATCGCCAATTATATTATATACAGTGCTTTGATTCTGCTTATAAGGACGTCCATCAGCAAACTCGATAATTGGAAGGAAGTCAGTATTTGCATCAGCAACATCTTTATCAAGTACTGTAAGTTCTGGAGTTAACTTAAGACGATCAGCACCAGGAGCTGCGTAGTTATAAGTGCCAGTAGCGTTATCAAGAAGTGATGTATCTTCATTGCTATCAATAATATCCTCTGATGTATAGAACCCAACCGACTTATCAAAGCCAGTGTTTGAATACTTGTTGACAACCACAAGCTGTGGTGATACACGTGAGAAGAATCCCTTTTGATAGATAGTACCTTCATCAACAGTTACACCATATCCAGTTCCGATAGGCGTTGTTAACGTATTAGCAACCGAGATTGTTGCTAGGTAGTTAAGAGCTGTGACATCTAATACTCCAATTTGAACATCGGAAAGGGAAGATGTAGTTTGCTTCATAACAGTAACATGTGGAGGAACATAATATCCAGTTCCTTGAGCAACAATAGAAATAGATGTTACTTTACCAAGACCGTCTGTTACAAGTGAACCAGATGCGCCAGTACCAATAATAGCCACAACGTTTGCAGTATTTGATGTTGTTGCGTTTCTAATAGTATCACCGGCAGAAACACGCCACTTTGTAGTATTTGCAGTTACAAGGTCGGCTGCTAGTGGTTTAACTCTCAGGATAAGAACATTGGCATTTGTGGTTGCATCTGTCGAAATGATCTGAAGATTAGCCACACCATTTTGAATTGTATGACCTGCTGTAAACGCACCAGATGGGAAAGTATTACCGCCAGTCGAGTTCTGTACAGCAATGGCTGATACAATAACTACACCATCATTATTACCAATTAGCGACGACCCATTGATAACACGCGTCTTAAATATTGGATACTGCGGGCTGTATACTGTAAGCGTTTCACCAGCAGAGAATGTTAGTGTATTCGAATCTGAACCAGATGAATTGTACTTAACATACAGCGTATTAAGATCTGGAGAACGCGATTCGAATCCTGCTACAGTCTTAACAATATATCCAGTAACGTTAGAACTATTACGAACTGATAGACCATCATATGCAGTTACAGAAAGCTGTGTTCCATCTGTTTCAACGTCTTTAATTTTTACATAAGGAAGAACCGGGTGACGGACAATATTACAGCCTTCAATGATCGTGCCGCGCTTAAAGATATTGTCGCCAAACTTTTCAATTTGGTTTTGTAAAATTGTCTGGAGTTGATTAAGCTCACGTGCCTGTACGGCTACACCCGGCTTGAAAAGAACACGATAAAAGTTCTTTGTAGGATCGTAGTCATCGTAGTATGGAAATACGTTTAGGTCTGATTGCAGAGCCATTTAATTAAAACTCCAAGATTATTTTTATAATTTCTGATTTGTTACCAGCTCTAGTAATCGGATCTAGATTTTCTAAGTATAGAACCTGACCGCTGCCAACAACAAAGTCTCCAGGGTATTTATTATTCAAGTTTTCGAGCACTTGACCAGAAGACACACCAGTAATTGGCCTTACACCAAGTGGATCTAGATTAAATGTACTGAATTTGTTGCTGATGTACATTATATCATCATCGGTACTTCCGCCAAGTTCGATATGGTGGAATGCACCACGCGCTTGAGCATACGAAACCAATCCGGCTTGTTCAACGACTTCATCATCAATAAAGCTTGTTCCACCTGAAGGGAAGTTTCCTTTTAATCTAGTAAGTTGAACTGCTGTGTTGAAAGCACTAGCGGCCTTATCGTTTACTTGAATTGCATTTTCTGCTAAATTAGATGTAGATTCGATAATACTTGTTACGTTTGAAGTAAGTCCAACAATACGTGATTCTTCAGTAAACACACCTGCAACGTTTGATAACGTAATTTGATCTGTGCTAACAGATGTTACTTTACCAGATGCTTGTAAAACCAATGCTGAAATATCACAATCAGATGCAGTAAATAATGCATTACTCGTAGCAGTAATTTGATAGTCTTGTGGAACACTACTTACAGTAGAAAGAAAGTTATTACTTCCTTTTGTTACAAGAACATAATCACCAACAGAGAAACTGTCTTTAAATGTTGGTGTTTGCGGATTGGCAAATGACGCTAATATCTGTGCACCACTGCCTGATGTAACAGCATTGATCTGCAATATTGGAAGACTAGTATAATTGTTACCCTGATTTGATACTGTAATTGCAGTAATTACGTTTGCAGTTACTGTAGCACTGGCGGCAAATCCTGAACCGCCAGTTCCTAAATTATTTGCAAATACACTTACATCAGAAGAGTTTGCATAAGCTGTTCCACCATTGGCAATTGCTACGGTTGTTGAAATCCGTCCAAGATCTGTTTTTATAATTGCATTGCTTGATGCAGTAATACTTACATTGCCGTGTAGTTTAAACTGTTTGTATTGACGTACAGTTTCACCAATCTGGAAGTTTCCGCCAATAGTATTGGCAGATTTAAGAATGAGATCAACATTTGTATAAAGAGGATTTTTAATAAGACCTACTTGTCTAAAATCATTCTGAGTAGGAATTTTGTTGCCTTCACTATTAGTAAACTTAGTACTAATACAAACTCTTTTAGCACCAAATTCTGATACAGGATCAGATCCATGCCCGGCAATTGGAGATATAATTGGTTGTAATGTTGCTGCCTGGAATATTGATGCTCCAGATACAGACAGTGGCAATTGAATAAATGCGCTGTTAATAGTAATTGGCACTGTATTTGGTGTAAGTCCAGCATATGCTTCACCATAGCGATATCCTACGCCTACTGAAAGCATTTCAATTTCTACAATGCTATTTGAAGACGTGCTATCAATAACAGCCATACCCTCGGCAGCTGTGGTTTCAGAACCATCACCCCAAACATAAACATATGGATACACTTCGTATGTGTCACTTGCAGCAGGTGCTGTTGTGAATGCAGAACTTAAAGTAAAGATCTTCTGCCCGCCAACACCTCGGTAATCTACAATACGACGATATTGATTTGCAGCGCCTACCGATGAATTTGTAATTTTCAGCACACACCCGGTATAATAATCATCTTCAGCAATAGCAGTATCCGGTGCACCGTAAACCGTACTATCACCAAAAACTTTTAGATCAGTAGTTCTAAATACGCCATCTGAAATATAATTGTTATATCCTTTACCAGGATTAACAATATCAATTAGTTCGATTGAACCAGGAACAGCTGCGGCTTGAACAACAGTGTTTGCAGTAACAGGAATATAGCTCTTACTAGCAAACTTTTCATATTGTGTTTTAGAAATACTATACATGTATTTCCAAATATAATTATCACCTGTTTTAATATGAGTTAAGCTTTTTGTGGTTGGAGCAACAGTAGAGTTAACAAATACACTAGTATTACTATTGTTGTATAGACATTTGTACACATTATATTCTGTGCTATCATCTACAACCGCATAAAAGCTTTTATCATGCAAATCACCATCTGTATGGTCATATTTGTGATAAAAAGTGTTTGCCGTCCAAAGATACTTAGGAATGACATGCATGACGTCACTAGCAGTAATTCTCTTAGCAAAGATCATATTATCATAAACATCAAAGTTTGTAGACTTAAGACTATCTACAGGTGTTGTCAGAATGGCATCACTATTAGGATACGGCGTGTGTTTGCCGGCAAAGACAAAGTAGTCATTGTTTGCAAAAGTATCGACAAAAGACGTCGCGCTCTCAACATTAAAATTGGTTGTTACAAGTTTCTGAGTAACTGACATTTATTCCTCAACTGTCTTTGTCAAATAGTGACCGGTTGTTTCCGGCGCACTATGTGTGGTATTAGCTGTTATATTTATCACCGATACACCATTGCTATATGTAGATAATTTAACAGATGTTGATGTAGTTCCAACAACAAAATACAATGCGTTATTTGATAAGGCTCTTCTATTAAAAGTATGAGCTCCGGCAGGAGTTACGCCAGTAACAGTAATAGGCGTTCCTCTCTTAGTAGCAGAAACTTTGATACCACTGGAGTTTGCAAAGACTACATAATAGAAATTACCATCTGTAAGTCCGCCGACAGGATCGCCTCCACCGGCATTTAAGTATTCAACGTAATCATCTATTACAACTGTAGAATATTCATAGGTTGAATTGCTTATACCAAATGACGGACGGCCTAAGAAATCACTACCTGATACATTTGCACTAAATCCAAATCCACCATAGTTTGCAGTAAGTGCAGAGTTACCAGTATCTGTTGTATATCTTACAAGATCACCATTTGCAAACGGATTGTTTGTGCCAACTGTAATTGTTTTATTAACAGAACTAACACTATCATCAGAGTCAAACTGAATTTGTTCGCCGGTAGAGATCTCTGTTAATGACAATGCAACGTTAGCTTCTTCTACAACTAAAGCAGAACCAAAGAATTTAGTTCCTGCAGTGTGCATAACCTTCTTAAACATATCAGCATAACGGTCTACAGAAATCTTAGATAGAATCTCATACGAATACTCTTGATAATAATCTCCATCGTGGACATACATATCTTCCGATAAGAATCCTCTTGAACTCTTATAGTATCCCTTACCAACACCACTGCCATCATTAACTATTTTGATACTACCAGATCTTGCACCATCTTCTGATGTATATTGTACAACATCACCATTAGAGTATCCAATACCAGAATCCACGACTTGCAATGATGTAATTTGGCCAAGCGCCGTAATAACGTTTGCTTCAATCGAAGCATTTAAACCTATCGGATAAAGCAAATCAGTATCTTCTGCAACACCGATTACATCTGCTGTTGCGCCTGAAACATCGCCTCTCAGAATAGTACCAGGCGCAAAGGTGTTTTCAAACGTAAGGCGCTTCACACGAACAACCGATGTATTTGCAGATTTTACAATTCCCTTTGCGGTTGATGTAATCTGATATAGAGCAAAGCTTTCAATATTTGCAGTAACATAAGGATTTGTATACGAGTTAAGAACGTTTGCCGTAATTACCCCAGTGTTACCAGCAACTCTTACATAACCATTTGACCCGATATTATAAACCGACTGTACGGTAACATTTACAACCGGAGAACTATTGACATATAATGAATCACCTGGCAAGAATCCAGGAATAGTAGAAAAGTTGTGTGATTCTGCTGACCCAGAGGTTGCGTTAATTGCTTTGACTGATCCATTAGCTGTATCCGAAAGCTTGAACCCGACTGTGTTAGCGCTTACAATATAATATGCAGTATTGTTTGCTAATCCGTCAATAACGGTGTTTGATGTTGGTGTTCTGTATATAATACGTTGATTGTTTGCAAACTCGTTTGCATATTTAACAATATTATGTCCGCTATAACTAGCGTTATAATATCTTAAGGTATGATTCGAATCGCCAGGGTTAAGACCGGTGATATCTACATTTGCACCGCCAGCAGTTAACGAAAGCTTTAGGCCACTTGAGTTTGCATAACGAACATAATAAAGTTCATTGTTTGATAGTCCAGTAACTGCAGTACTGGTTGTAATGTATCTTACTTGATCGCCATTTGCCAAATATGTATCGGCACTTGCAATACTAATAAAATCAGTTGCAGAGTTTACGGATGTGTTTGAGTTAAATGTTACACTGTTAGCTAATGCATTAATACTAACATTCGAACCGCCTGGAGTCAATGAAAGAGATATCCCGGTAGCATTTGCAAAGGCAACATAATAGAATGCACTATTAGATAATCCAGTCAATGCAGTGTTACTAGTATTTGTATAATAACGAATATACGTATTTGATGGATAGTAGAATTCTGCATTTGCAAGTGCTATGAAATCAGAATTAGAGTTTACGTCATCTGATGAATTGAATGTAACGGTGTTTGATGTATATAAAATGAAATCATTGCTACTTTGAATTTCATCTTTAGTATTTACATTAAAATTCTTTTCAGTATACTCATTGCCATATGCACCATTATCAACCTTGAGATCATAATATTCCAGATTAGCAAGTGTCTGATTAACTTTTTCACCAATTGCAAACACGGCTGATGAATCTGATATATTAATGATAAAGTCTTTACGGCCAAATGCAGAGATATATGGTTGATACGCTAGAACATATGGATCTACGTTATAATCAGATCCAGGGTCAACACCCGATAATGAACCAATAGTACCGATAGTGAACTGGCCAAATTTTAAGCAAGAATAAATGGTATTTTTGGCGTCGCCTTGCGGATTTTGTGGAAACCCGTATGCAGCTGCTGTAATAGGCAATGACATATATGCCTGATTTGCTTGAGTTATTGTAGTATGAGGAGCGGCAGCGTTGATTGCTGTGTTTGTTGTATCATCACCATACTTAATAACATTACTATTAGCATATGCCGTTGTATTTGCTGTACCTCCGCTATTCGCAAAAAGATTGTGGTTATCCTTAGTACGAATTACGCCTGTTGCAGTTTCAAATACTGTACCATGAACCAGCTTGTATATGTAATGTCCTTCTTCATCTACTTTATTATTAGCAAATGTCAAGTAAATTGAATTGTTAATTTGAGTAGTTTTTGTAGACGGATATGATAAGATTACACCGCTTGTATTAGATGCAGCAACATAATAATAGTTATTGCTGTCTAGTCCATTGAGTGCAGTATTACCAGCATCAACATTATACTTAACAATATCGCCAAGAGCAAATTTTGAGTTGGCCGTAGGAAGTGCAATAAATCCGGTCGCAGCATTTACAGAACTGTTTGCGTTGAATGCAATTTTATTAACCGTTTGATATACTCTATTGCCGATAGTAAATCCGGAGCTGCTATCAACTGTTAGTTCGACCCGGTCATAATCAAGCAGTGCAGTACCGTTAGAAGCAAGAAGATCAGTTCCGATGAATATTGTTTCAGTGTCACCTAACGTTCCTACGTTAAATTGTGCACCAGAACCGAAACTGGTTGTAATTGGAATTGCAGATGTATTAGTTGTTTGTGTAAAAATTCTGGCATATTGAGATGCAGTATAATCACCGCCAGTAACATTAGCTGTATCTGTAACCGTGATAGCAAATGAGGTATTTGTATCCGTATAAAATGTTTCAGTGTCGGTAAAATATCCGCTAAGTGGAACAAATGTAAGGTTACCGGTTGCTGTACCAGAATCGTGTGATACTGTTAACAAGAGACCCTCAGCAACTTTTTGGCCGGTAGAGTTGTAACGATATATACGCTTGCTTTCAGGAAGCAAATTATTATTAGCTCCAGAATATTTTATTGTATTAACAGTCTTCCGAATCTCATACACACCAACATTTAAGTCAACCGATGCAATCTCTGCAGAGATTGCAGCATTGTCGGCAACTTCAAGTCTTTGACCAGCTAAAAACGATCCAGATGCAGTATTAATAGTAAGAGTATTTGCGCCATCAACCAATGTAATATTCTGAATAACACCGCTACCAATAATAGCAGATGTATTCTTATAAAGAATAGATTGACCTACTTGTAACGTTCCTGTCTGGCTAGTTACAGAGACCGTATAAGTTTGTGGGATGCCCATCACTTTACCGGTAATTGTAGCATCTTGTACGGTATTGGCGTAAAATGATATAGCATTTGCAGTAGTATAATAGGTTGCTGTATTTGTGAATACGCCATTAACATGGGAAACCACAGCAGTACCATTTGCACCTATCTGTGTTAGACTGATAATTTTACCGGCTCCAGCAATAGCGCCTGCTCCGGTATATCGAAAAACAGTATTACCGACTCCAATCTCGTCAGTCGCGCCGGTAAATTCTAAGTTTATAATAGGCTCAATAGCATTATCAAACAGTCTAAAATATGGACCGCCACTTGTTGTAGTAACGTTTTCTAATGTTATTACTTTTTCAGAAATGATAGATTCTGCATCTAATGTGTAACCATATCCACCGTCAATAAAGATGAAGTCAACAATACCGGTTGCTTCACTGACAGATTCTACACGAGCAATACCGCCTTCGCCGTTTGTAGATCCTTCAAATGTGACAAGATCGCCTACTCTAAAATTGCGGCCACGATCTTGAAGGATAACACGTTTGATAGATCCAAGAAGTTGTGCTCTTTTGGATCTATCAAATGTTGGTATATTATTAACATTTAGACCAATAAGTTCACCGTTTGTAAACGAACCTTGAAGGTTGCTGATGTACAAAAGATCTACATACCCGGCAGATGTACGACGGCGAATAAACTTTTCAACGAATGCCTTAGCACCTGACAGACCACCGATGATCTGTTTACCAACATACTCGATATTATAACGGTTGTGCGTTACTTCCAGATATTCTGGTCTTTCCCATATGCCATCTGAAACTCGAAGAATTTTATCTGCAGGGTAACTAACTTCGGCAAATGTACCATATACCAACTTAAAGAACAAGTCGATTGAGCGCTCAGTACCTTTAGAACGATAAAGATCAAGAGAGTTCTTAACCAATAGTTGCTTGTTGGTAGCTGTGTCGAACTGGATATTCTTAAGATACTTTTCTTTAAACTCAATGATAAACTCATCTAGTGTAGTATCAATATCTCTGTATTGCGGTAGTTTACGCGTAGTGTTTATAATACCAGGGCCAACAGCTTTATTAGTACTGTTTGATGTATATGAAATAACTGCATTCGAGCCAATATAAGGTGTTACTATATCACCATTGGCAGCGGTATAAGAACCTGTATTTTCTAGCCACTCGTAATACGCCTTAACAAAGGCAATAAACTGTGGCCCCTCTTCCTTATAAAAAGAAGGAAATTGATTCTCTATAAGAGGAGAAATGAGTGATTCTATATTCTTCATTATTCTCTAATCTGCTCGATTGTGATATTGATGTCAGGTTCGATGATATTTAATATCACGTTCTGAATAGCTGTAACATCACGTGTTCTTGGAACCGCATAAATTTTCAATGATGTACCAGTATAATTTTGAATAATTAGATTGTTAAGTCTAACTACTCCATTGTCATAATCAACTGTTCCGATATCTACGATCTTTTTATGATTGGCACCAGATGGTGTTACAATTCTCATAACACCATCACCATTATCTTCTAGAACACAATTTTGTATTCCAGTATATGTGAATGGTGTTGATGTGATTGCATGAACATCAACAATAGGATGTTCATCACCAAGCAACGGAATCTTATCTGTTAGCGGGGATTTAAAATCAACAGTAAGATTGAATGGTACATTAAGATTGGGCGTAATATACTTTACAAGATTGATATCAATTTCGTTACTAACAATGCTAGCATCTGTTGAGTCAATTGCCTGAACAAGTTTAGAATATCTAAATGTTTTTGTAAAGCTATTTAGGCTCGTAGATGCATAGTTTAAAATGGTATCAATTACATATGTACGAATATCTTCTGGATTCAAACCTGTACGGTTGATATTATACTTAACAGCACCGGAGATATTGAGATATGTGTAATCTGGGCTGATAAAAATTGGTTCCATTGCAACAGATGCACGTGAGCGCAAGAATCTTCTGTATTCATCTTCTTTAATCTTTGGAAGGCCGTCGACTTCTGTCAGATCAACAGAAACAAAGATACGACCATATTGTGGAGGAGTTGCATCCTCACCACCGTATGCAGTTACTGCGTTGATTTCTGGATAGTTAGCTTTTAATAGATTCTCATAATCTTCAGCTGTAACAGCACGTTCCTGTGTGGTGAAGGCACGTGGAGCATTAAACTTAATTGAGTTAAGATCTTCTGCAACTGCACCATCAGCCGCTGCACTGAGTGTAGTAATAGCAACATTAGATTCGTTATCAATACGACCGGCGTTGATAAACTGGAAAGCCCCGTTAGGAAGTTCGCCGTTTGATGTACGATATTCAATAATAACAATTGAATTGTTTTTTGGCTTTCTTCCTACAACACCATCACCAAAAACTATTTCGTATAAATCACCAATGCCCGGTTGTAAGAAAAACACGTTAGATGTTTCATCATGCCCGAACATTGAAGTTGCTCTAGAATATTCTAAGACAACTGAACCGTTATCTTCAAGCACACTAACAGCAATACTGGATGCATCCACATTTTTGTTATTAATCTTAAAGACTAGTGGATTGCTATAGTTAACTGCGTACGTATCGCTTAGATAGTTGCCTTCGTAAATTGTAATAGAATCGCTGACAAACGATCCTCCAACTTTATTAGTAATTACAACGTTTTCACGTGTTGTAAATGTATATGAGTAATCATCAACTCGTGAGATAAAGCCAGTGCCTTTTGGCACAACGATTGAATTCTTATTAGCATCTGTAGGAGTGATTGTTAGTCTAATATTAGCTCTAGCCGATGTGAACGACCTAGGAAGATAATTCAGTTCTTTGGCATGAGAGATAACACTATCACGAAGCTTTGCAGAATCTAGGAACATTTCGTTGCTGACCATGTTCATATAAAAAGCATTTTGATATGTGTTGTATGCCAAAATGTCTAACAAAACTGATAGGTTACTGCCTTCAAAATCGTAGTCCTGGAACTCTTCCTGCTCGGTAAGATAAGACTTTAATGATGCCTTGAACGAGTCAAAGTCGAGTTGTGTTAGAGCTATACTTGAATTTGTAGCCATTATCGTACTCTATAAAGGGTTAAATTGAGTGTAACAGGATTAACACTATTTATTACTTCAAAATAGATGTATACATCATACGCGTGTCTTGGCTCGTTTGCTTGTACTACAATATCTATGATCCGTGCACGTGGTTCATAAGCCTCGACAGTTTCAGCTATAGTCTTCTTCAGTTGATCTGAAATCATATCAGACATGTTTTCAAATAACAGACTGTTAATCCTGCTGCCAATCTCCGGCTGAAATGGCCTGTCATACTTCTCGGTAAGAATTAGATTACGAACAGAACGCTTGACCGATTCCTCGTTGGTATACTTGGCCAGCCGTTTGTTCTGTGGATGGGAATTGAAATTCGTATAAAAGTCACTATAATAGGGCTTCTTCTCAGAAGCTACATTAGTTCTAGTAATCTTATCAATTCTGGTGACGTCTACCATCTAAAACTCTTTTTCTTTTATTTATTCGACGTATACGACTTCTATACAGTCTGGTAACAGATTCTCAATTAAAGAACCAAAACTAAATACTACCGGGAAAATGATTCGAAGTACTTCACATTCGGTTAAAGGATTCTTACCTGAAAGAATATCTGCAACCTTCTTAATGATCTTGAAGATCTTACCGACGATAGGGAACTGATTTAAAATTGCGGCAGGAGCTTTTTCAAGGATCTCGTTGATCTTTACAATCAAACCGCCCTTAAAGAAACGACGAGCCTTTTCAATAAACTCCTTAACAGCATCTTCCAGTTCATGAAAAATGTCTTCCTTCATGACGATATCTCTCTTGTTTCTATCAACATCAATAAGATCGCCAACGGTTCCAATAAGTGGAATACGAATTGCTAGGATCTTTTCAATCACCTCATCAAGTAGTTTCTCACCAAGATCCTCAGCTGCTTTGCCAGATAAGACATCTTCTTTTGCCTTCTTAATCTTGGCTTTATATTCAGCAACCATCTTATCGAACGCCTGTTCGACGGTGATTGTAGGATCTACGGCAGCGGTGATCAGATCATAGATCGGCTTACCGATAATCGGAATGTTTTTTACTACTTTGGCTATAGCCTCGGCAACCGCACCAATAAAATCATTGATAAGCTTATTGAACCAGTTCTTTACTTTATGCCAAACCTCTTCGGCCTCAAGATCAGGAGACTTAATTCCAAGACTGCCATCAAACGTAGATTCAATACCAAGGAACTTCTTTACTTCTTCAAGATCTTCTTTAAGAGCAGCCTTTATCTTTCTTTGGCCATCTTTCGTGAACATATCAATAATTAACGGATCATACTTGTATGGATTGCCGTTAGCATCTATTAGTGTTGCAGTTCCAAGAAAGGGGATTGGAACAATAAACGGATTCGGAACACCAAGAAGTTTGGCAACATCCAAAAGGATCTCTACAATACTCTTTTTAAAATATTCCTCGATGTCCTTGAATAGTTCACGTGCTCTATATCGGTATTCAAGTTCTTTTGACTTTAGTGTTTGAAACGGATCAGTCGTAACACCTTCAATCGGCTTCATTACTTGTTCAATTGCAACGGCTGCTGCAATCAAAGCAAGTGAGCATTCATCATCTAGATCTAAATTTGGTGCAGACAAGTTAAGTCTGCCCATTGTTCTACCAATGTTTTTAAAATAAGCGTCTAATTCTTTTTTTCCAATCTTACCATCTGCCGGACATTCTAGCTTTGGAATCTTTGGAAGTTGGATAGTAATTGTCATCCATTAAGCCCGATTACGGTGCCTTGAATATTAACAACACCATTTGCCGATTTTATGTTAATATCTTTATTACAAGCAATTTCAATTTTACCCTCAACTGAAACGATTTGCAAGTCCCCCTTAATAACACTAATCGAATGGTCATTCATAGTCACACTCGCCGAGTCTTTCATTGATTTTGTGATGATAGTTCCGTCCGGAAAGATCTCTACATATGAACCAGATTTGTGGTAAATATGAATGCGCTCTGCTCTTGGCGTATCATCAAGTTCTAAAACGTGACCCGACTCTGTAGTAATCGTCTTATTGTAAGGATACTTGGCAGCGTATTCACTTTTCTTTTCATATAATTCATCAACATATTCTTTTTGCACGGGTCCATTGCCACGAGCGTAACTCGAGACTGAGTGGTTGCTATCATCTACTGCATACGGGAAACTACCAATGATGTATGATAGTTTTGAGTCGACACGGAATCCAAATACCTTTGAGTCTATACTTAAACCGACTGCCGATGTTCCTATTCCCTTAGCATTTGCGCCAGTTGTAGGCATAGAAACATGACACCAGAATAAGTTGGCATTAGATTCTAGAGAGTGCCCGATAAGTTCCTTTACCTTGACACGACCCATCTTTAGCGGATCGTCAATGTCAACAACTTCACCTTGAAACCAGCGTTCAATATCCATTCATAATTCCTTTATACAAGAGTCTCGGCTTTTGGTGCAGCTCCACCATAACCATCCTTAACGATCTCCAATCCCTGCATATACTCAGCGCCTTCACCAAACGTTAACGTATGGCGGCATTTAGTTACCAGATAGTTACCGGCCAACATGGCATTCGTATCAACATTCGGCCTATCTTCACCAAGCGTCAAGGCATTAAACTCCGGAATCTTTGCAGTAATTACATCACCGATAGTTATAGTCGTATCGCCATAGATAGTAATGTGCGCAATGGTATTAAACAGGAATGATAGATAGTATGGTCTGATAGCAGCGGCATATGCTGACTCTGATGTTTCAGTCATCGGATCATAACGAACTATGAATATTTTACCTTCATTTTTTGCCAACTCATTTTGTGCGGCAGCCGAAGATGATTCGGAACCCTTGTTTAATTGGACAAAATTTAATCGTTTTGGATCTACATCGATAGGTGTAAGCTCTTGCGTAATTATATCAAGCTTTTTTACAGAGATCTTACCAGCACCGAGTGCACGTGTGACGTTTGCATTGCCGGTCTGAATAGATTTAAATGCTAAGATGTTTCTCCATTTCGTGCCGGCATTACTGACATCTGCAACAGCAGCCTGAGTAAAATACTTATCACCGATCTTTGTAAGACCGTCCTTGATAAGTCCTTCGAAAGACTTGAAGTGATAGCCTTTACTGTTTTCATAGAATAGGAAACAATGGCCATTATATTCGGCTGATATAGCCTTCAGTCTGACCTCATCTATGGCTGTAAATGGATTGACTACGGTAAAGTTGAATCCATGAAGACCTTGTGTCTTTTCTGGGAAGAAGTTCTTCTTTGATTCTACAAGTCTTAATAGTGCACCGATCATCGTCTCGCAGTCGATCTTCTCCTTCACAAGAGAAAGATTCTTGATCTCTGATGACTTAAGTGCCTCCTTAGAAACACATGTGATTTTATAGACGAGCCCTTTATCATCTGGTGTAGCATTTGCTGGGTCGACGATAATAGGGTAAAAGGTGTACTTTACAGATGCCTCTGCATTGTCTTCGTATGTATTGAATTCAATATCGATGCTTTGTTCAAGGAAGTTAAAGTGGTCGAATATACCGACTTTATCAGAGATGACAAACTCTGCAATTGTGGTTGGCTCAAGTACGCTCTCGTAGATATCGGCTCTTGCACAGTACGGTGTTAGCCCGAGACGTCTTCCACCAGGAACACTCATCTCAAACGTAATAAGCTTAAATTTGCCTTCACGAAATTGTGTTGCTATCATTGTTTAAGTTGCTCAATAAATGATTTTTCGATATCTGGTACATAACCAGACTTGACCATAGTGATGTACTTCTTTAATTCGTTCTGTTCTTCTTCGTAGTCGTATGCAGATACGGGTGCCCAGAAATCATTTTCGCCTGCTGTAATGTTTTCATTTAACACCGTAACTACAGAGATCTTATCTGCTACAGAGACTTCAAATGCACCTTCTACATGCTGTACAATCAATATGCCGGCATCTGTATCTTTTGATACGAGAACACCTGTTGCATTGGTAGATGGTTGGCTAACAATATCACCAATGTTAAATGACGAGATATCAGCTGTTACTGTTAGTTGAACAATACGATTCGTAGAGACTATCCAATCTTCCTTGACACGCTCGTAACCAACGATCTGGAAGGTATTGTTTAGTTTTGGTTTCCAATACTTCTTAATATTAGAAGCAAGATTCTCGTATACTGTTTCAGAGATTAGACTCTCATCAGGAGCCCAATCGTTTCTGTAAAACATAATCTTACTTCTGGCTATTTCTGCTGATCCATACTTTCCGACAATATACTTCTTGAAGTCATCCTGTGACTTATAGTAATCGTGGTATGGATCAACGATCTCGTTGGCCATATAGACTAACCAGTCATATTGCGATGAGTTATAATAGTTAAATGATAGTATATCCGGTCTTGTCGTGCCTTCCTGAAGAACATAATCAAAGTTGACATAGATGTCTTTCTTTGTCTGATCCGTAAAGTCAACGCGCGCCATAATATTCTTGGCAGGTACGCCATTATAGTCTACAAGTGGGAATCTATTAAAGTATTTACCCATTTTTTCTAACCCCAGGCTGTACGCCAATGCCAGATGTTCCTGTACCTTGACTTACACCTTCATATACTGATCGTGTTGCCTCTTTGCCTGCTTCTATAACTGGCGTCAGACCAAGTCTATCTGCACCCTTCTCGAGAGCATCTTTGAATTGCTCAAGTTTATCTTCGCGCTCACCACTTGTTAGGCCGTAGTCTTTTGCTGTCTGGATCTCAGTTTCAAGCATTTGTAGTTCAAGCTGAATCATGGTAGGTTCTCTTGTTCCAGCAAAGAACGACGGAAGACCAGCCGGTGCATAGTTAATCGATACACTTTTAATCAGACACTTCTTAAATTTGATAAGATCATCACCCCATGGCATTAGTCTAATCTCAACCATTGGAGGATATTGAAGTGCTGCTGTACCGGTGGTGCTATAGTCTGGTAAAGAGTTCTTTTTGATCTCTTTGATAATAGCCTTAAGGTTTCTGCTCTCTTGAGGATTGCGTGGTGCAAATGTCCACTGAAACGTATGTGTTCTCAGATCGACACCAGAAAAGAGTGCTTGTAAGTGCGGGTTAGGAACTGCGCCAAGTGCTTGTCCTAATGCATCTGCTGCACTGCCTTCAAAAGCTTGCGCAAGAGCACCGTATAAAATGGCAAACTCTGTGCCTTGTACGCTTGTTCCAGCACCTCTTAGAAGATCTACACCAAGATCAGCAAGTCCGCCTGCTTTAGCACCAAGTGCCTTTGGATTGACGTCAAGATCAAAGTTTTCTTTAAGATCTCTTGGAATAGGAAGTTGAATAGTCTTGAATCTTTTAAAGACAGCTGCCATCTGAGGACTTGGGCGTTCATAGCTTTGGAAGTCCAATGACATATAGTATTTGCCCATTTGATCTGGGAACTGCATTACTTCAGCGTTTTTAATGCTCGACTCGTTAATCTTTTGTACAGCATCTAACGTTGTCTCTGCTTCACCCGCCAAAAGACGGTTTTCAATCTCTTTAGGTGTAACGCGGTTTTGTTCGGCTGTAGAGCTCTTAAAGAAGTCATCTGCTCTGCCGTTAGAGAAGGCATCACCGAATCGTGCAGATAGTTCCCCTGCAACAGAATCAGATAAGCCGATTTTCTTTAGACCCTTTGCAAAAGCATCTTCTACGGCGTTCTCTAATTTCTGTTCAACCTTGTTGATAGCCTTGTTAATCAGTCTATTAGCAATACCGCCCTGATCTTTTTTGAAACTTTTTATATTAAGATTAATAAGTGCCATTGGCTTCTCTTTTATTTTCTGTTCGATTCTATTTATAAATAGAAAATGGCATATAAAGGAAAGTTTCAACCAAGGAACCCTCAAAAGTATCTTGGTGATCCGACAAATATTATCTACAGAAGTAGGTGGGAACTAAAATTCATGGGATGGTTAGATAGTCATCCTGGTGTAGTGCAATGGGGAAGTGAAGAACTAATCATTCCTTATAGATCTCCTATTGACGGCAGAATCCATAGATACTTCCCTGACTTTACTGTCAAGAAGAAGACACCTGACGGTAAAATAGATACCGTTATTATAGAGATTAAACCAAAAGCACAGTGTTCACCTCCTAAAGTACAGTCTGGCAAACCTAATAAGCGGTATATTACTGAGGTCCAGACGTGGGGGATAAATAGTAGCAAATGGGAAGCTGCAACTAACTATTGCAAAGATCGAGGATGGAAGTTCGAGATCTTAACGGAAATTGAACTAGGAATCACGTTTTAATGGCAACAGTGTTCGACACAATCATTACACAGGGTGTTCGTGCTGGACAGATACCTGCACGTACGCAGCAAGCCCGTGACTGGTTTCGTGACACTGCACAAAAGATCTCACGTATAAACGAACGTGAGCTCATGAGGGGTGACCAGTCAAGGTTGCAATCAAGACTAATCATCGGCCAGATGTATATGTTCTATTACGATCCTAAGTGGAAAGATGAACTAGCATATTATGACAGGTTTCCATTGGTATTTCCGTTTCGTAAGGTGCCAGGTGGATTCTATGGTTTGAACCTACACTACCTTCCACCACAACTTCGTGCAAGACTGATGGATGGACTATATGACTATGCCAACAACACACGATATGACGAGTCTACTAAGATTAAGATGAACTACTCGCTTCTACAGTCGGTATCGAAGCTTAAGTTCTTTGAACCATGCGTAAAGCATTATCTTGACGACCACGTACGTTCTAGGTTCATGTACATTTACCCGTCTGAATGGGACGTTGCTTTGTTCTTGCCAACAGAACGCTTTGTCAAACAGACTAAGACTCAGGTATGGAGTCAATCAAAGAAGATGCTAGGGGTTAGGAAGTAATGTCAAATCGATTTCAACCTATTGTCGAAGGCCAAAGAACTGCCAGTCCTAGTAATTATGATGGGCGTGGAAGAAAGGGTGGCACTTCAAACTTAAAAGCTGATGCGCAAAACAGAAGAACAGCTGATGCCACAATAAGAGCCAATCAAAATTATAACTTATGGTTATTAGAACCAGAAGGAACAAAAGCTCTTAACCAAAGAATAAATGAAATCAAAAATGCAGCTGGCGCGCGTGGCGCTGGAGCGGGTGACGCGATTAGACGCCAAGCCGAAACAGATTTGAGAAATGCTTATGTTCCTGTAAGGGTGAAAAAAATCTTAGCAGATGAAGAAAAGCCAGTACGCAGTGATAGATCTTCACAACAAGTTGTAAGTAACGCAAAGCCGGCAGCGCAGCAAACGCCAAAGCCGTTTGATTTTTCAACGGCACCGAAGCCAAGCGATCAAGAACTCGAACCTAGTAATGCCGCTGTTGTAAACCAAGCAGATAGAACGCAAACTGCCGGTGCAGCATCAAAGCAAGTTTTCAACCTCAACAGCTTTTTAACAGAAGTTCTTAATCAAGACGTACTGCCGTCTCACTCGTATCTTGTAACTTTTGCACCGTTCAGAAATGGGTTTCCTGAAAACCAACCACTAACAAACTTCGTAACAAACAAAAGAAGTACGTTGGTCATGAGATGTGAAAACGTTATCCTTCCAACGCCGTCATTGCTTGAGGAAGAGAACATTCGTAGATACGGATATGGTCCTGTAGAGAAGGTTCCATATGGTGTCCAGTTCAGTGATGTGTCTATGACATGGTTAGTTGACAGTAAGTCTGAGATAATCGACTTTATGCATCAATGGATGAACACGATTGTTTCCCACGATTCACCAGGTATAAGCGGAGATGGAACCACAATCAGCAATTCATCGTACCGAGATAAGCTTGGCGGTTACTCACCGTTTGAAGTCGGATACAAAGACGCATATACTAATCCTATCGTCAGGATTTACGTATATAATAGACAACAACAAGTCGTAACTGAATATGAAATGTTTGATGTCTTCCCAATGAATATTCAATCGATAAATCTTTCATGGTCAGATGAGAATCAGATCCAGAAGCTTACCGTTAATTTTGCATATGTAAATATGAGAATGAAAGCTCCTCAAAAAGTATCTGACCAAGTATCTTATGATAACCTTGAAGCCTTAGTTAGCCCATACGAGGAGAGAAGACAGCCAACCGATAAGGGTGGGGCGGCTGCATCCGATGCTGCCGGATCTCCTACTGGTGAAAACATTACGACGACTGCAAACGCATCTCGTCCAAATGCAACCGAATCTAAACAAACCGCTCCTACCGGAGTAATCGTACCACCTAATTCACCACAGAATAGAGTTCTTGGTCCTTAACATAATGGAGTATTATAATGCCTTTACCAAAAATTGATCAGCCGCTATTTGATATGGTCATCCCTTCAACAGGGAAGAAGGTCACATTCAGACCTTTCCTTGTCAAAGAAGAAAAGATCCTTTTAATTGCACAACAAAGTGGCAATGACAGTGAAATCATCAGAGCTATCAAGCAGATCCTGAACAACTGTATCCAAGACGATCTAGATCTAGATACATTGGCTATCTTTGATATCGAGTACGCCTTCCTTAAGTTACGTGCTAAGTCCGTTAATAACGTTGTAAAGCTTTCTTATCGTGATACAGAAGATGATGAAGTGTACAACTTTGATCTGGATCTTGATACTATCGAGATTGATATGCCAGAAAGAATCAACTCAAAGATCAAAATCACTGATAACGTTGGCATGACAATGAAATATCCATCGGCATCTATCACTGATAAGATGGGTGGATTCGATAATGAGGTCGATCTAATGACCTTCTTTATTGTCAACTGTATCGATACGATCTATGACGAAGATAGCGTATACGTTGCTGACGACTTCAGTGAACAAGAGATCTCTGAATTCTTAGATGGTCTTGATGTCAAGACATTTGAAAAGATTCGTGAGTTCTTTGAAAGTGTTCCACGCTTATACCATAAGATTGAATATACCAACAAAGCCGAGAGTCCACGTTCGATTGAATTGACGAGTCTCAAAGATTTTTTTATGTGGGGCTGAGTCACACAACCCTAGCAAGATACTATTCAATGGTATTTTCTTTGGCTCAGCATCATAAATATTCAATCAGTGAAATTGAAGGTTTGATACCATACGAGAGAGATCTCTATGTTGATATGTTATTGGAGTTCTTAGAACAGCAGAAGCAAGAGATAGAGAGTAGAAAAACGTAATGCTCGATAAAATAGCAGTCGGATTAGGAGCCAAAGCATTAGTAGGTGCTGTTGGCAGTGCCGTATCTGGTGCTTATGGCGTTGTGTCTAAGACTGGTCAGGCTCTTGGTACTGCTGGGAAAGCACTTACTAGTGCCGGCACTGCCAGTCAAAACACTTCTAATCCAAGCAGCAATGTTATAACTGGCAAATTTGGAATGGCAGGTACTGCTGGCCGTCAAAAAGTTACGGGTGGTGGTACACTGCCAGCTCCAAAAGCTATTGTAAAGCCACAAGTATCTAGTAAGATGCCAACAGAGGCATTGTTAGATACGGCTGTAAAGTATCTAGTATCAATCGACAAATCTCTCAAGTCACAAGTCGAGTTTGAAAGACGCTCTTACCAAGAACAAGCACAAGTCGAGCGAGAAGCGATTATTGAAACCAAATCAGCTACTACGTTCAGTGACATTAAAGATCGACTATCTGGTTTTAAATCTAATGTCAAGGATAGTGCAGGCACTGCAGCAACAATTGCTAAGTTTGCTTTAATTCTAGGTGGCGCTGCTTCTCTAGTTGCGGCAGCATTAGATCAAAAAGAATTTGATGCACTCAAGCAGAACGTCGAAGAATTTAAAAACAAATTTAGTTGGCTTGGCGATATGGCATCGTTTATTGGTCTCGGTGGCCTTGCCGGGTTCATTTTTGGTGGTAAAGGTGGTCGACTAAAGGGTGGACTTATTGGTATAGTTGCATCGCATGTCATCAGCCGTTTATATTCATCGTTTTCTGGTGGTGAATATAAAACTGATGCGGATGGCAACGTTCTAATCGATCAAAATGGAGAACCAATTAAAGAAAGCCGTTCAATGTCTGCCGCCGGACTTGGTTTATCTGCAGCTGCCGGCGTAATTGCTGCCAGAAGTATTGCTAAAAGATTACCGGCTACTAAACTTGCTGCCCAGTCAGCAGGACAACTAAGTCGAGCGGCAGGTTCGTCTTCTATTGCAGGCGTACAAGCCGCTACTAGAAAAGGTACTAGTTGGTTAGCATCACGACGTGGACGCAAGTTCCTAGTTATTCTTGGCCGTAAACTCGGCAAAGGTCTAATGGCTAAAGTTGGAAAGTATCTTGCACGAATCGTTGCTGGGTTATTACTTACAGCTACTGGTGTTGGAGCTATCCCTGGAATATTAGTAATTCTTGCAAGTATAGCATTTATTGGGTTTGATATATTTGATATAGCAACTTCAATATATGATGCATTTAACGAGTCGGCTGCTGAAGACACCGCGGCCATGGCAGTTCCAGCAAAACAAGAACAAACTGCTACTAAGGTAGCTGGAACTGATATCGGTTCTAATGCACAGTCACAAGTGCCTGTATCTAATCAAGCTATTCTTGAAGCCATCAGGATGAAAGAATCTGGCAATGACTACGGTGCACAGAATCCGGTTTCTAGTGCGTCAGGAGCCTATCAGTTTATTGATGGAACATGGCAGTCACTTACTAAAAAATATGGCATTGGTACAGAGTACTCCAAAGCTAAACAAGCGCCGCCTAATATTCAAGATGCAGTAGCCGACAAATATGTCAGCGACATCCTTAGTAGAGCCGGTGGAGATGTATCAAAGGTCCCTCTCGAGTGGTTCACCGGAAACATACAAGGCTCATCAAACCATGCATCGCCAGCTGAGGTTGCAGCATATCAATCTGATTGGCTAAGAATTTACAATGGTGGAAAGCCAGATGTAAAAGCAGCAACTAATAGTTCTTTCAACGATACTTCTATGGCAGATAGCGTATCTGGAATGGTAAATGCTGGCGCTGAGAAGATGGGCCAAATATTTGGAATGCTTGGTTCGTCTATCATTAAACCCGGTGTTGAAAAGAAATTTGCTCCTAGTGGCGGAAATGTATCAGAACAGATTAATAATCAATCGATGAAGCTTCAAAACGATATTACATTTGGCATCAAGAAAGAAAAGGCGAAGGACACAATCACATCGCCGACTATCTCTGCTGGCAAGGCACGCGGTGTAAGTCCTGTAAAATCTGTTTCTAGTATAGATCCAAACTATCAAAACATGGATGTACTAACTAAATACCTATCACATTTTAGGTTGGCCGCATGACACCTGTAACTATCGGCGAACAGAAATTCATCAAAGACTTTAATAAAGGTTGGATAGATTCTAAAACTAAACAACCTGCGGACAAAGGTCTTATTCGTCTGCTGGATAGTTTGGTTTTAGACGAACCTGTATTAAAGAAGCTGCGAACAAAGATTGATAGAACAGTAGAACCGGTTATGTTGAGCGGACAAAAGTTTGTATTTGATGTCAACCAGGGATGGATTGATGAGAAGACAAAGGTTGCTGTCCCACCAAGCCTGCAAATTACATTAAACAATGCAGTTGGAAGACCGACCGTACCTAATGTTGGCGCGGCGATGGGTATGGCTGCTAATGCCGGGATGCAACAAACCAAAGCTAAAGCATCGCCAGCACAGACAACTGGCGGCGGTACAATACCATTAAAAAATGTCAATATCAATAAGCCTATCGTAAAAATGATAGGTGCATTGGCGTCTATTGATGGATTCTTAAAGCAACGTCTAGACAATCAAAAGATGATTGCTAAGAACAATCTGATGGCTGCTCGTGAGTCTCAAATTAAAAATATAGACCAACAACCGGATATGCAGGTTATTCAACCAGATGCTGAAAGAGTTGGCGGTTCGTCGGCTGGATTACTTGCACTTGGCGGTCTGGCGTTATTGACGTTGGATCCTGTACAAGAAGCAATAAAAAGTGTTATTGGTGGGGTCGTAGAGACTGGTAAGTTTATCACAGGTGTTGTATCAACAATCAATGATGCGTTTAAGTTTCTTTTCAGCAGTACTGCCACGATTCCTGAAGCGCCTACACCGCAAGGACAAACTACACCTTCAACACAACCTTCAACTGAACCTACCACTACAAATGCACAGCCGGTTGTTCCAGAAGAAAAGTCGTCGTTCTTTACAAATGTTGCAGCCGGTGCTGCTACCGGTGCGGTTGCCGGAGCTATTGTTCCAAGAATAGGCGCAGTTGCCGGAGCTGTAGTCGGTGGCGGAATTGCTGCTGTTAGACATGTTACTTCTGGTGGATCATCATTAGGCGGAAGTACACAATCACAACCTATGGCAACAGGAGGATCTACTACACCAGTTTCTCCGTCAACAACTCCAAATGCAACATCAGAAACAACAAACACTGGAAATGTTGTTCAGGTAAATCACCCAGAAACAGGCAGTGGTTGGGGTATTCCTGGAGCTAATGATGCTTACGGAAGACCCATAGCATTTAGTAAAGAAGGTGCTGAAGGTTTTGCAAAAATGATGCAAGATTCCGGTGGAATAGTAAAGCCATCTGATGTTGCAAGTAGTAAGAGATCCGTTGCTAAAAACAATCAAGTTGATGGTGCTACAAATTCTCCTCACCTACGTGGGGTTGCTATGGATATTCATGGAAGCAGCGAATCGTGGATTCGCCAAAACGGTTACAAATATGGTTGGAAACCACACGACTATGCCGGTACTCACGGTGGTCACTTTGTGTTTGGTGGTGCTGGAATGTCACCAGATGAAGGATCATCAATCGGTCAAGTAATATCAGATACCGTTAACTTTGGCGCCGGGAAGATAGGTGAGTTATTTGGTATGCTAGGTTCGGCTATTATCAAGCCAGGTGTTCCTAGAGACAAAGAAGATTACTCTAAGGCTATTGCTGCTGCAGCTACACAAACAAATGCTGAATCTGCTGTGGCAAAAACACCTAAACCAGTTCCTACTCCACCTATACCACAACCACCTAATATCAACAGATCTGATTTTGGTGCAACACAAAATCCTGCAACCGCTGCAGACAAAAATAGCGTCTATTATTATCTTAGACGCTTTGGTTTCCAGGAATTGAGTACGCCGGTTCCGGCATTAACAACATCATAAAAAGAAAGAGGGGAACCTTGCGATCCCCCTCTTTCCTCCAATCAATCTTCGGTAGCAAGCTTACTGAAGAACGCTAGATCATCGTCATCATCATCGACGGCTGCAGTCGCAGCAGGAGCAGGTGCCGAAGCAGCTGCCTGGAAGGTTGGGGCCGGAGCCTTGTACTCTTCCTCGTCAAGTTCAACACCACGGACCTTTGCCGGAGCATTAAGGACCAGAACATTATTCAGACGTGTCTTAAGTTCGTCATACGACTTAAAGTGCTTTGGATCCACGAGTTCCTTTAGGGAATGCTCTTGTTTCCAAACGGCTTCAAGCTTATCATCATCATCGAACAGTGGTGCGGGAGAGTCGAATTCTGATTTATCGTAGTTGGGGTAGCCCTCAACCTTACGAATCTTAAGCTTAAAGTTTGCACCCGACCAAAGATCGAAGGGATTCGTTGGCTGTTCGTCTGCGAATGATGGATTCATCAGATCGTTCAGCTTGTCAAAGATCTTCTTGCCATACTTGTACAGGAAGACTTTGCCTTCGTTCTCAGGATTTGCCGGATCTTTAACGACCAGGATGTTGCTGTAATAAGCAAGACGGCGCTTTTGTTTACGAGCTGTTTCCTTGTCGGCATCTAAACCGGAATTCCAGAGGGTGCTATTCATTTCACCTACAGGATCGTCCTTACCGAGAGTCGTCAATGACTTCTCGATGTACCATAGGCCAGTTGGTCCCTGGAAACCATGGTCCCAGATCTTGACGAATGGAAGGTCTTCACCTTCAGGTGCGGGGAGAAAGCGAATAACTGCATAACCATTGCCTGCCTTATCGGTAGCGCATTTCCAGAGCTTGTCATCTCCGGTACGGTCATAGGTGGTATTCTGCTTGGCTAGTTCCTTTGTGAGCTTGTCAAAAGACGAAGTCGAGGAACGCTTGAGGTCTGCGAATGACATATATTTTCTCCTAGTATGTCGTTGTATTACGTTGTTTACGGTTTGTCGTTATATTACCGATTTTCATCGGCATGCTATTTATACGACGGATCATAGCATTTTAAACCTTATGTAAATTTATCTTTCAGGATCTTCCTGCACTTGAACATATCATAGTGGAAGAACGGCTTGTACTTCATGCACTTCTTATATATCGTAGGCCAAAGAACAGTATCATCAATCTTCTTGTTCCAATGATTAAAGAAACCGAGCAGATCATTGAGTATTATTATTGACTCGATACTTATCTCTCGTCTTAGATATTGTTTAAGAAGATAAGGATGTTGTCCATTATTTACTATAACATTATCATCGAATTTTGTACATAGTTTATTTAAGTCTTGCTCAAAAATATATGACAAGGATTGCTGGCGCTTTAACCAGTTACCGTAGACCTTTTCTGAGTCATCATTGAATAGATCACCGACCCACTTAAGATCACCGTCAACAAAGTTAGCCACCAGATACTGTAAAGGATCTTTATGTTTGGATAACTTATAGTACTGGTATTTGTCCTTGCGTGTCTCAAACGAATGTTGAGATGCGCTGACCTTGCCGTTGTACTTGATATAATCGTATGATGTGGTAAAGTGACTCTTGACGGCAAGGAAAGTTTTATAGCTTTCAAAAGGCGTCATATTGGCAAACATGCCCGCTTAGGAAGGAAGTTAAGTCCCTCACATTCAGATTGAAGCTTCGACTTGATCCGTATGTTATTACGTATAATCATAGCCGCTGCTTCAATCTCAACGTTGTTCGTCTCACAATAATGGACGACGGCATCTAAATAATCTATATTTCCTCTAGTAACAAGAGATTCAATGTCCTTAATAAACTTCTCAGTTGTCAAGGCTTTCTCAAAGATAACGTCGTCCACCATAATTCATCCTCTATAAAAAATATGTGCACCGATCTTGGTGGTGCGATCAAATACTCTACCCCATGAAGGGCTTACGTAATCTGCGTGGTAGAATTTTGCGCCCTTGGTAACATCGCCATAGTTACCCAGATATACGTGTTCAGCGATTTCTTTGGCTTTTCGATATGCGCCTGCATCAGCTATTCGCTTTCCTCCCTCACACTTCCATGAAAATTGGCATACGCGCGCAGTTCTCTGATTGATAACTCCACATGGTGTGCTAGGGAATCTTTTATCTTTCGCACGGTTCAATACTACATTGTTAACCGCAATCCTACCTTTGTAGGGTTCATGACCTGCTTCGAAATATGTATTCTCGGCCATGCATTGTATTTGTTTTTTGTCGTATTGGCTCAGGTAAACTGGCTTCTTAACAACTACTTCTTTTTCGATTACTTTAGTTACTGGGACCTTTACAATCTTGACTTCTGGTTCTTTCGTTGGCATTGCAACTGCTGCACCTGCAGCAAGCATTAATCCAAGACAGAATCCTTCAGCCCAGCGAAGGTACGGGAAATCTTTTCTGTTTTCGAAAAGTTTCATGTCTATCCTCTTAGTCTCAATGACTTTGGCAAACAGAGACTACTGTGCAGGCATCTCAGCCATATAGTTTTCTGTCGCTATAAGAAGATAACAAAGGTATCTTCCATCCATTTCCCTCTTACTGGAAATGCAAAATCATTAGTGTTTTCGTCGGTGGCATCCGAACAATGCCGCTTTCTAGCCATCTAAGACTTGAAGTTTTTGTAAGAGTCAATGGAGGATTTCAACCTCCTTGGTAACCTATTATTTATAACACCTTGCCAATCAACCCGTAGCATCTATGGTGCAACTGGTAGCAAAGTGGCCCGTTCTGTTCCAAGGTGGAGCCATACCCGTGTAGATCATGCCGCTAGGCGGATATCTGCAAAGCTATCGTTATCGTTAGCATTTATGTTTAATGGCACTTTGCCAGGCAATCAGTCTCGAACCGCCCTATTACACGAAAATCGAATTCCAAGGTCACCCCCATCATCTACCAAGCAAACGCGCTCTTGCAACGTTCAGGGTAGAAGCCTAACCGCATCCCAATGAATGCTTGGTAGATGGTGGAGGTGCGGGGAGTCGAACCCCGGTCTTTCCGCCTTTATTGTTGATTGTCAACAACTGATATACTATATATACAATGTTTTTCTTTAATTGTACACAACTATTTTACTTTAATTAGCCATTTAGCCCGGTCTACGATCCATTGATCGTGGGGAAGGTGCATACCTGTAGACCCATCCCATTCTGCAAAGACCTCGTCATAGAATCCTATGACCTTCTCTTGTTTCTGTAGCTCTACAAGCTCGTCAGCCCACTGTTGCCATTTGCCATCACTCACAACACTCTCGTCCATACTATAGTAAAGATAAGAATGAACTAACATCTGATGCCGTCTCTGGCGGATCTTCTCTACCAAAGACGGCACATAGATGGTACTATCATCAAAGAAAGATTCTAGTGATGCAGACATTAGCACCAAGACTGTTTAGCATCGCCGTAGTATGCACGAGCAAAGCCGTTCTTGATTAGCAGTTCACGAAGGCTCATGCCATCAAAAAGAATATCTCCAAGAACACGGCCACCAAACTTGTCCCAATCATACAGAACAACCTGATGTTTCTTCGTACCAGCAATCAAATCTTTTACAAAGACAGAAGCTTGTTCGCCTCGAGCTTTTTCACTTGCGCACTTAGCACGGAAGCTCTTTTCAGGCGTATCGACACCAAAGATTCTAACACCGAGTTCAGGCTTTAGAGGAGCTGGCAGATATGGAGCAGTGATTATGATTGTATCACCATCAACTGCACGTACAATGGTTGTATCATACGTAACACCTACAGGTGTCTTTTGTGCGATTGCAGGAGTGGATAGCGCCAAGAGCGCTAGAGCAATAAACTTCTTCATGTATTTTCCTTAGTTACAACGGGTTTCCCAATAAACGTAGCGTTCGCCTCGACGCCATTCAGTAATCTGTTCGCGAACACAATAACGCTTATCATATCTATACTCGGGTGGATAGTAGCGATTGTCATCCTCAGGTTCTTGTTCACGATTTTTTGAACTAAGAACCCCGACTACGACACCGCCGATGATAGCACCACAAAGCCATCCACAACCACCTCTGTGTTCTTTGCGCTCTCGCCACTCTTTGCGTTCATGGCGATCACGGTCACGTGCAAGAGATGGTGTAGAGATTAACATACTACCAATAATTAAAGATGCAAGAAACTTCTTCATGTTAGAACCTTTCGTCTATATCCGCAAACATGACGCGTTTTCTTGGATCGCCTGAGGTGATACAACGAGTCAGTCTGAGAGCTTCATTATAATTCTTTGTATGGAATCTTAACGGGAAGATGATCTCTTCATCTTCCCCGGTTTCCAATGCCATTCCTACAAAGTAAGTACCGTTTTCTTCTACCATTCACTTATTTATTATCGGTAGATTCTTCCTTCTTTGCATTCCATTTAAAGTGATTCCGAGCATATACAATCGCAAGAGCGATACTCATCGGAATCAGGCCCCATGTTTGACTGGCAATAATCCATGTCACCCATAGGACCTGATTAGCAAGACCAACCGCCCACGCACGTGGATGATTGTTACCTGCCAGCAACGTCATCCAAATAGTAAGGCACGACATTAGCCATGGCAGGTAAGTTACAATCATGCTGCGTCTGCAAACTCGACTGCAGACTCAAGGGCACGAGTCTTGAGGCCCTTGTTATAACCGTACCAGGCAGACTGCAAGCGGTTGTCATTTGAACGACCGATAACATGGTCAGTCATGAAGGTCACGGCGTTGAACGCCTGCCACCATGTACCTTCGGCATACTCTGCACCAGGCTGTTGGTCGATGATGTTGAGAGCGATCTCAGCGTTCTTGCTGATTTCTTTCTTGGCACCGGTGACAGGGAAGACACGCTTAAAGTAGTCAACAACAGTCTCGTCGTTGTAACGCTTCGAACCGAGGTAAGCAGCCATTTCCTTGTAGGACTGAAGCTTTTCTTTGGCGATGCCAAGAGTTTCCTTGACAGCATCGCCGTTGAACTCGTTACGGTGTGAAACCTTGACAACCTGACTGGAGTTCTGCGAAAGCGACAGAGTCAGAGTGTTGTTGCAGACCACACGAATCGGTGTAAAGCGAACGTCGATTGACGAACCGTACTTGTGTGGGTTTGTGAAGAGCAGGTAAGAATCAACTTGGTCACCCTTGAACAACTCGAACGAGTCCTTGATCTTGGCCAATGCCCAGACAATCTGACCGTCACGGAGCGAACCAGCGGTATGCATCTCCATTTCACCGGCAGCAACGAAGTCGTTAAAGAACTCGAAAGCATCTGAGTTCTGATTAGGAACCCAGTCGTTCGTGATCACGTCAAGGACGCGGTTGTCACGGTCACGGACCAGAGCCGAACGACCAATGTCAGTTTGCTTGCCACCAATATTGGCAAAAGCAGCAATCGGATTTACCTTCCAGTCAAGGTTTGCAGCCTTAAGCATCTGGTCAGGAGTCAGGTCATTCGAGACCTTCGTGCCAAGACCGTGCCAAGGAAGGTCGCCTGCCCAAGCCATCGAAGCTTGACCGTCAATCATTTCAATCATATGTGCCATAATATATTTCCTTCAGTTCAAATTAGATTAGATAGACAAAGCTGTACGTTGATACTTGATTTCACGCATAAACTGATTAGTAGTTGCTTCGCTAAAATCAAAACCGTTGCATTCCATTTCGTCTTGGATACGAAGTGCATCGTCAAGGCTGATTTCAAGAATCTTAGCAATCTCACGTGTGTAAATGTTCATAACAATCTCCTTAGCTTATTATTCATACTACCAAAGTTTTGATAATTTGTACACAACTATTTTCGAAATTATGCATTATTTTCAGCGGATATCAAATTAATTGAACCAGCAACAAACACAGCCAGGCCGAAAAGGCCTTGAAGTACAAACTGTAACCAGCCAGCAGACTCAGGAATAATAGCCACTGTAATCAGGCCAACAAACATCATAACATAGTTCATATTATATCTCCAACATACGTTCATAAGCATTACGGGCGGCTTGCTCATCAAGCCATTCTTCATAACCTTCCCAAAAGGTCTCATCAAGTTCAAAAATTTCCATGACAATCTCCATTCGTTATTATTCACAGTACGATGTTTTCGAAATAATGTACACAGTTATTTTCAAAATTATGCAATTATTTTTTCATTCGTGGAGGAGGTAGTTTCTCTACGTAGGCAAAGGAAACATCAAAGAAGAACTCGATATGGGCAAGACAATATTCTCGCAGTTCCTCTGGACTCACACCAGTCTTCTTGATGTAATTCATGTGAGCAGCTTCGTGCACATCATGAGGGAAGTACCAATCGTTCATTGATTCCAGTCCTTATCATCTTTAAACAAACGGTTAATAATTCGGTTAATAATACAACGAATCATTTGCTTTCCTTTGAATTAAAACGTTATATCAGTTTTAAAGTCCATATCGATACGACGGGTTGCTTTGACACGGTGCCAGTTAGCATCAAACTTGGCAGATTTAAGGCTGCGATACGTACCCCATACAGATCCGTCATCCTTTGCAATGACCCAGGTTGTCATGCGGGAGTAACGTAGTTTGTATCTAAAGATATTCATTGTTGTATTATAATCCTATTCACTATTGGTATTACCATTATACACTATTTTGAATTAATGTACACAGTTTTTTTCAATCCATTCATCACGGAAGTCTTCGTAAAGAAATCCAGCTTCAGCAGCTTCGATAACGTCATCGCCGTTACAGATAGGCCAATCCATATTTGTATTTTCCATGATATACTCCATATACTTTTCGTACATGTCATCGTGGGTTTCAAAGAGTTCGTCAAATTGGTCATTAGTCATAATATATTTCCTATTTTTTATTAAAGGTAGTTTTCGGTTTTAAATTGGTCGAGGGTTTCGGGAGTGGTGAAGGTGATGGTAATTTCGGGATTTCCGGATGGGGTATCGGAGTTATAGTTAATGTTGGTAATGTGTGGATAGTAAGGTACGAGTGTTTCGAAAATGTTGTGGTTATAATCGAAATCGAAGGTGATGGTGTTAGTCAATGTTTTTCTCCTTAGCTTATTATCCCAGTATACTTTGTTTTTAAAATAATGTACATCAAAAAGTGAAAAAAAATGCGACCGAAGCCGCATTTTCTTATTGGTCATGATAGGCTCGACAAAGAGCCGCTGCTTTCCCAAGGTACTCTCGAGGCTTGACGATAAAGACCTGAGGATGTGTTTCCTCCTCAACGGCTATAATGACGACACACTGTTTGGCCATCATGCCAGTCATCTCCCATAACATGTACGAGTAGAGAACCGTCTGTAGGAAGTAGGATTCAATCCATTCCCTCATCTTGTTCTTAGACGATGTCTTGTAGTCAATGATCGATAGTACACCATCATACAATGCAATCAAGTCACAAGATCCAGCAATCTTAAGTTCATCGGATACCAGTGTCAACTCACATCCTACGATGTCATCAACATGTTCATCTAAGACCTTCTTGATCTGATTGAACATGTAAGCATTGAAAGGCATACTAAGGTCCACATCCTCACCACGAACATAGCTTTCGCACATGTTGTGGACGTTAGTACCTCGTGTAGCAGCCAACCGACTAACTCGATCAGCTTCTTCATCACCTACCCGTGCACGCCACTCATCAAGACCGGACTTATCCAGCATCTTGCCGAGGACAGTCGTGACTGACGGATAGCTTCCATTAGGAGTTACATAGTGACGGATACCGTTGATCTCCTCCCGTGGGAAGTGATCGAATTCATCCTGATACCAAGTGAATTCTTTAGGGTTGGAGACCGAGTTTTTGACGAGCAATTATATATTCCTTCACTAGCTTCGAACGAACAATATCCTGTTCGAGGAAGTCAACATGTACAAAATCATTCAACCGGCCTAAGACTCTCATGAAGTCTTTCAGCCCGTTGCGTTCTTGGTCCTTCGTAAGATCTGACTGGCGGAAGTCACCACAGAATAATACTCTACAACCTTTACCAATACGTGTAATAACCGAATCGAGTTCGTGGAAGGTCATGTTGTTGACCTCATCCACAATCACATAACAGTTATTCATGGTGATGCCACGAATAAACGACGTCGAGATAAACTCAATCGCATTCTTCTGTTTGAGGATCTCATACGCATCAGACCGATCAAACAGTTCGGTACAGATAGCATAATAAGGTGCCTCGTAGACCTTCATCTTTTCTTTCTGGTTGCCCGGAAGGAAGCCCATATCACGTGTTGGTACTACCGATCTTACTACATAAATCTTATTTTGTACACCTCTATTTGACATCAAAGCCTCAATAGATTTATACAATGCAAGGAATGTTTTGCCGGTACCAGCCATACCATGCAACATCAAATGTTTCCCATCATCAAACGCATCAAAGGCAATTTGTTGATTTTCAGTAAGTGGATTAACATTCTTTAGATTAAAGTTTTGAGTCTTGAATGTTAGTCCATCTTGGATATCACCATTCTGTCTGGCGATTCTTTTTTCTCTTTTTGTTAAACGAGGCTGGCTGTGTTCCACAAGTTATCCCTTGCTTTTATGTTTATTGACGATCTCACGAGTTTTAGATGCCTTGACACCTTTATCGCCGTGAGTCTGCGCGAGTGGAGAGTGAGGGTTTGCCTGAGCGATCCTGCTTAGTACATCACCAAACCCACTATCCGTCTTTACTCGATCACCAGAATTGCCGATGATCGAAATAGAATAGACCGGATTGATAGTAGGATTCTCAGCCAAGTATGTCTTATACTCATCATAAGACATCACGTCTTCCCACTTCTCACCGGTCTCTGTATCTACAAACTCGTATAATGGCATTAATACTCTTCTTCTAGTTGAAGCAATGCCTCAGCATTCTTAGATCTAAGAGCTGAAACCAGTTTCTTTTGTTGAAGACGTGTGCGATGTTCTTCATACATTGGTCGGCTCTCGACCTCATCACTAATATACTTATTATTACGTTTAGTCGACTTGCTCATACTGGGATCAGTCCTGGGAATGCAAGGTTGATAGTATCAACATCCAGATCGGTAACCTTTCTGTCTTTGACAGCAATAAGGAGTTGTGCGTCCTTAGGATACAAGGATTCAAGCAGACCGATAAACAACATCTCACGCTTGACCTTACCAAGCTCGGGGTTATTGCCGAGAAGATACATAGGCAACGTTCGGGCTTCCTGGTACAATCGACCTTCTTGGTCTAGATATGAAGTAGGCTTGTACGGAGGTGCACCTTCTGGGAGTTCCCATTTGACACCAGGATAAAATGCCAGTTCCAAGATATAACGAAGCGTCTCGCTGTCGTGATCACGCAGGTACTGTGCCTTTTTCTCTTGTGTCTTGAGTTTGCCGGCTTTCTCGATGATTTGTGAAATAGCTAATGTTACCATATTAAAACTCGTTAATGCTTTCGATTAAGTTCTTCAACTTCTTCTCAATGAAATAGTTGAACAGGTTTTTGCGATCCTTGCCGGCCTGCGCTTCATACTCTACTATGATATCGTCTTGGATATTCTGAGGAATGAATGTGAGGTCTACAAGTTGTTGATTGCGACGATAGCCACGTAGCATACGTTCGTCACAAAATTCTTCTGGTTTTTGATTTACCCATACGTCCAGTTTCTTGGTGGCTACAGGTTTCTGACGTTCACCTACAACCAGACAGTTGTCTGATGACAGGAAGTTAGGGATACCGTCACCGATATCACCACGCATAATGTGTTCCTTGATGAACCGATCAGGATCGTTGGTGGTACGGAACTTCTTCTGTACAGGGTCGAACTGCTTGACGTTGTTGTAACGTTGAAGCTGGACAAAGTCCTTGTCGCCCGAGAGTACCAGGATCTTCTCGCTTGTGTCACCATACTTCATGACGAGTGCACCGATGATGTCATCTGCCTCTGCGCCATCAACCTGTACAACACGGTAAGGGAAGAATGCCTTGAGTTCGTCACGGATCTTGTGCAGTGCATCAAAGATCTGAGTCCAGTTAAGCTCAGACTTCTCACGAGACTTCTTGCGGTTTGCTTTGTAGTATGGGAAGATGTCACGGCGCCAGAACTTACGGTCATCACATGCGATGATCATCTCACCATACTCGTCCTTGAACTTCATGTTATAGGAACGGATAGAGTTAAGGATCATGTGCCGAAGAAGATCTTCTTCGACTTCGGTGTTGGTATGATTACCAAGCTGCATCATTAAATTAGAAATCATTACTTGTGAAAGGTCAACAATTATCATATCAAATTAAAGAGTATTCACTCTTCCTCCATGTCAGACGGTATTGTATACTTATAAGATACCGTTTCATCGTCATTATAATTAAACTCAAAAACACTCTCAACCATCTCGTGGAAAGGATGTTCTATATTCATGTATTTATATAGCAGTGACTTAGTTGATTCTACTATCATCGAAACATCTTTGATGTATTCATGCTGATCTACATCAATTCCATTGGCCATGAACAAACCAATTAGCTGTGGAATCATACTAGATGCAACTTCATCAGCATGTTCGTGCCGCATGCGCTCCATGTCAGCTATCATATCGTCGAGCGACTGCGGCGGCGTATTCATCTTTTCTTTAGGAAACCGGATTACGTTGTCTGTCACTTAATAACCCTTAGTAGAATTGTTTGTTCGTTGAGGCGGCCGTTCGGCTTCGACGAAGTAGTCTTAAGACCTTCCATGAAGGACCTAATTGCCACTTTGCCGGCTGACAGTAGTGATTGGATTGATTCGTCCGGTTTGCGAAGACTCTTGGAGATGCTTGTTTCCACATCCCATCCGAGCAATGTAGTTCCCTTGATCTGGATACCAGCCGGACCGACTGCCAGATACTTGGTTAACTTCTTGTACTTGGTGTTGTACACCCATAATTGACTACATCCTACAATCTCAGCAGGGTGAACAGACACAACTTTAAGTGCCTTGTCTTCCTTCTGAAACTTCAAGTTCTTGACGATATCAACGGCCGACTTGACCTTCTTCTCACGTGGCTTGCGGACCTTGACTGCCTTCTTATTATTTATAAAGCGATCAACAAGAAGGATAAAGTTTTCCCAATACTTTTTAAGATCTTCACGAGCTTTCTTCATCTCACGAGTATCGAACTCGTCTGGTTCGTGGTCGCCAAGACCTTTAGCATAGAAGTCACGGATAGCCGATGCTGCCTGAGCAGTTGCTTCCTTGCCAACCAGCCATTCATAGATGTCAAGCTTAGGGTCTGCATCAATAGCTTCTTCACACTCTGTAATGAGCTGATAAATCTTGGCTTGTACACGATCTTGAATGCTGACCACTGTCTTAGGTTCGTCATTGGTTTCATCGCGAAGCGCACTGGCCTCCCTCAAGAGCGCCTGGACACTGTTATTAAAGTAGTCTAGGTTCGCCTGAGGGAGTATATTGCCATTGAGCATGATACGTGCTACGTTTCCAATGGTCTTTGAGATCTTCCACTTTGGAAGTTTACGCAAGAGAGCAACATCATTCTTGCTGAAGTTCTTCTTGACATATTGGAAGAACCACTCACGCGACTGATCGTCGCTTGCCATGTAGTTGTACCAGTTCAATGCATCACCGAGTTTGATGATTGCAATAGGTTCTGAACCATAAGCCTTATCATCGATCGACTTGATAGCCGTCCGAGATATTTGTTTTGGTTTAGTTTTAACCTTGATAGCCATGTGTGTTATTCCTTAGCAGTGTTGATATTATCATCTTACTATAGTTTTTATAATTTGTACACAACTATTTTTTCGGTGCCTTCAATGAAGCAATCAGGCCTTTCCATTTTGGCATGATTGTCTGCCATGAAAAGCGTGTATCTGCATACGTCTTGATGAATCCAAGAAGACTAGTCAGATCATTGTTCTGTACATTCTCAATAGCATACATCAGCGTATGAGCAAAGATGTTTGCATGGAGATTCATATCTTCATGATCACCATCATACTGCACAGTTAATCCACCGGATGTTTCTGTCAATGCAGCAAAGTTAGGATGGACTGCAAGACAACCAGCCGACATGGCTTCAATCAAACAACGGCATGATGTTTCAGGCCAGATAGATGGATACGCAAAGATGTGAGCACGTTGATATGCTGCACGGACCGTTTCCTGATCTGCCCAACCATGATAGTTGATCTGAGGATGGTTACGGCACATTTCAAACAACGGCTCGTATTGCTTATCACGATCTTCCCAGTTGCTACCATAGATACCAAACGACGAGAACACGTCTAGTTCAATATTAGGATATTTCTCAGCAAGTGCAATAAAGACAGGTACCAAGATCTCAAGGCCACGGTGTGGCGTTGACGTATAAATCAGACGGATCTTATCCTTTGGTTTATCAACTAAAGGAATCGGATCGATACCATTTTCAATTACACAAGATTGATGGCTATATGGAATGCCTAGATAGTCACGGTATTGCTGATATTGCCAGTTAGAAACAAAAACAAGCTTATCAAAACGTTCACGGCTTTCTAACTCCATAAGATGTGAAGCTTCCGGATCGCCAGCAAGATCGTGCAAGTGATAGATCTTAATGCGGTTATCATCTAGTTCACGAACGCGTGACGTAACAATCTGTACGCCTTCAAGTTCTTCTCTTGTAAGATGCTTATAGATTCCACGAGTGGTGAGTTCTGTACCGCCGTTAGACTCTTTATTTAGTTCGTTCAATTCAATTAAATCTTCATTCATAGTGTTAACACCCCTTTGTTATCACGCTACCCATTCCCTCTCGGAGAACCCGATGATCGAGTCATACCGGAACGAACGCCATCCTTGTGCTTCAAGATCCCACACTGCCAGAACATCTGGGTTTGGAGTCTTTTTCTGTACTGCTTCTTCAAGATCAGTTTGAGCCGGAAGTAAATTTGCATTTAATGTGCAAACCATTGTACGCTCTGTACCATCTTTCTTTATAAAAACAACACTCAAAACTGAAGCCTTTAATGTTGTTTTAAGGTACTCATTCCGCCAGGAAGTTTCGTCCTGCGTCTGTGTTGAGCCATTCTGTAAGTTTATCGAATCCACCAATTTCATCTCCATTAATAATAATATGTGGTACACTTTTCACGTTAGGGAAAATAGATACAAAGTCATCGCGAGTAAGATCCTCGCCAATTTTCATTTCTTGATACTGTTTGTTTTTTAGGCTTAGAAGAGCCTTTGCTCGATCGCAGTAAGGACAGTTGGCCTTACTGTATATAATAACATTATTGGGCATCAGACTTGCCGCCAAACAAATTAGCGTTGGTCCGTTTGTAGTCACCGTATACGTTATTAGCACGCACTTTGACAAACGGTTTGTTTGACGATGGTCCTGGAACCGTGATCCACGGGTTCTTGCCTTTGCGCCATGCCTCGATCTTATTTAGTGCCTTGTCAAACTCTGTTACTGACTGACGTACTTCTTTCACACCGGCAACGATATTACGGCGTTGACCCTTTGAAACAACAGTCTTACGTGTTCTTTTCTTACCCATTATTTGTATTCCTCACTTTTGCTTATTAACTAACTATAACACCAATTAGATATAATGTACACAAAATTATTAAGACTGTGCTAAACTTTATCGGTTTGGTTTTTTTGATTTTAATTGTTTTAGGTTTTTTTGGTTTTAAAGTTTTTTGTTTAGGAGCACTAAGACTTTTTCTAGAAACCCAACCATCTGCAGTGCGTTGTGTAAGATAACTCTTACGTTCACCAGTATTCAGATTTGTTGTGGTTGTAACTCTTGAATACTTATTACCGCTACTAGTTGAAACTTTAGAAGATCTTTTAGGCCCTTTAAACGACTGTGTATTCGTGGTACGTGTACCATTCTTTCCACTTTTAGTAGTTCTTTTAAACGGCATTACAATACTTTAGTATCGATGAGAGTCAGACCATGCTCTCTGTCAATATACTTATATTCAACCTTTATAGGTTCCCATTCCTGAATAGATTCAAACACCTGATTAATATCCAGATGACTACATGTATATACATCTAGTTGCATAAGTGCCGGTTCGGCCTCATCCCATACGTGAAGAGCAATATGACTTGTCTCGATGATGGTTACAGCAGTCAGACCCTGATTGCCTTCCATATCAGAATAGACGGCATAAGGTCCCATAAGAACGTTCATCCCGATCTTGTCAACAAGATGTTTCATCCACAACTTAATTTCGTGTGGTGAATAAGGTGGTTCTTTTAGTTCAGCTCTGACGATCAGATGCTTATGTTCTAGTATGCTGCCCACTTCATGTAGTCTCCGAAATATTAAAATGTAATGCTTTTACGTGACTGGCTTGGATCTTGCACTGCACCCATGTGTTATAGTAGTTGCCATCTAGGATTGCATCAGCATCAAAGATCATCTTTGTTTCCCAATAGTTACACTCACCACGGGTTTTGCACAGTTTTAGAATAGTACGTTTGAATTTGTCCTGGCCATAAAGTTCAAT